GCAACACTTTTGCGTAGTCAAATTTGAACCGGGGGGGTATAGAGACACCGAATGTTTGACGCAGCCAATCAGAACAGGGCGCAGGTAGCGGAGCAGGCCGTCGAGACGGACAACTGGTTCGACATCAGGAACCGGGACGCATTCAACCGCTGCCCGCCGTGGATTCAGGAGCGACAGTGGGCCGAGTTCATCGCCAAGTACAAGGCGAGCGAGCGGCTACAGTTCTGGGCACACCCGATCCAGCTCGACGTGGAGCTGAACGGCGGCTGCAACATGAGCTGTCCGTTTTGCCTCCACGGCTACGAGCAGAGGCCGAACCTCGCGATGCCGGTCAGGGTCTACAAGAACCTAGTGGATCAGGCGGTTGATCTCGGGGCCAGATCGCTCAAGCTGAATTACATCAACGAGCCCCTGATGCGGCGCGATCTCGAGGAGCTGATCGAGTATGCGACTGCGCGGGGTATGCTCAACATCTACTTCGTCACCAACGGGCTACTGCTCACGCCGCCGCGCCGCAAGAGACTTCTGGGCAGTACCCTCACCAAGCTGTTCTGCTCCATCGACGCGGTGACCGCAGAGACGTACGATCGTCAGCGAACGTCGGGCCGGTTCGACAGGGTGGTCGGCAACGTCGAGGCGTTCATCCGAGAGCGCAACGAGGCCGGTTACGAGTTCCCGCTGGTGCTGGTCAGCTTTCTGAAGAACCAGCTCAACGAGCACGAGGCCGAGGCGTTCGCCGAGAAGTGGGTCGGCCTAGCGGACGTGGTGTCATTCCAGAAGATGAACGAGGTTCCGGACGTCGAGACCGGGCTCACGTTTCACTACAGCGACCCGGACATGGGCTGCAAGTTTCCGTTCAAGCAGATCGTCGTCGATCACAGGGGAGTCATGCTGCCGTGCTGCAAGCTGACGAGCAAGGACTTGGCGCTCGGCAACGTGGCGAGCATGACGCTCGCGGAGGCGTGGTCGGAGATGGAGCCTCTGCGCCGGATGCACGCCGCCAACGAGTGGCACGAGCACCCGGTCTGCGGGCACTGCATGAGGTGCGAGTAATGGAGGCGGCAGTCGAGAGAACATACGGAGCCGAGTCGGTGGCGCTTGCGAAGCTCACCGAACACCCGCGCAACTACCGCAAGCATACCGACGATCAGGTCGAGCACATCGGCCAGAGCCTGACTCAGCACGGCCAGTACCGAAACGTGGTAATCGCCAAGGACTCGACCATCTTGGCCGGACACGGCGTGGTCAGGGCCGCGAAGAGCATCGGCTGGACTTCGGTCAGCGCGATCCGGATGGACCTCGACCCGGACTCACCGCAGGCGCTCAAGCTACTCGCCGCAGACAACGAGCTGGCCCGCTTCGCCGAGATCGACGACCGCGAGCTCACCGAGCTTCTGAAGGAGGTCAAGGAGTTCGACGAGTGGGGGCTTGAGGGAACCGGCTTCGACGACGTGATGCTCGCCAGCTTGGTGATGATTACCCGCCCGGCATCGGAGATCAAGGACTCTGACGCCGCCGCCGAGTGGCTGGGGATGCCGGACTACGAGCCGCTGAAGAACAGGCTGAAGGTCATAGTCTCATTCGACAACAACGAGGACCGCGTCGAGTTCTGCAAGACCAACGACTTCATGCGGCTGGCCGGTCTCGACCTAGTTCCGTCCGCACAGAAGGCCCACTACAAGGTGAGGGTCTGGTCGTCGTGGTGGCCGGAGCGAGAGGACGACGACATCACCTCGGTTATCTTCGAGGAAGCGGATCCGACCAGCGAAGATCAATGAACACAATCCTCCAAGAGAATCCGAGCGATACGCTTCAGGTATTCTTGAGTGACTTCGGCTCGTTCCGCGAGATCGACGAGGAGAAGATCGGAGAGATCTGCAGGAGCACGGTTCGCTGGAAGAACGGCAGCGTGACGCAGCCGGACAACGCACCGGAGCTGATCGATCTGGAGAGGCGCTGGTACGACTCTCTGCCCGAGCCAGACTACGCCGTGTACGACACCGACGAGTACGTCGGCGACCTGTGGTCGTCGTGGATCATCTACTCGCGCAAGTACCTGACGGAGATCCAGCAGGACAAGTCAATGCCGCCAGCGGGCATCGTCGGCAGCATGGGCCACGTGCGGCGCGTCGTCGATCTCGGCTGCGGCTGCGGCCACTCGACCGCCGCGCTCGCGCAGCTATTTCCAGAGGCCGAGGTCGTCGGCACGAACCTCGACGGCACGGTGCAGATGAGCGTCGCGACAGTGATGGGCGACCGCTACGGATTCTCGATGGCCGCGACCGTCATGGACGCCGAGGGGCAGACCGACCTCGTGTTCGCCAGCGAGTACTTCGAGCATATTCTCGCGCCGATCTCCCACCTGTTCGAGGTCATCGAGTACCTTCAGCCGCGGTACCTGCTGATCGCAAACTCGTTCGGCACGCTGTCCACCGGGCACTTCGTGGACTACGAGATATTCGGCAGGACAGTCGGCGGAAGGCAGACGTCGAAGCTATTCAACAAGGCGCTGCGAAAGCTCGGCTACGACAAGATGCAGACGACGCTGTGGAACAGCCGCCCGATGTTCTGGCGCAAGAGAAGGGGCGGCCAGACATGATCGAGCCGCGCTACCCCATATACGTACCGTCCAAGGACCGCTACGAGATCCGGCACCGGAGGTGGGATCACCTGCCGCCTGCACCCGCGCCGACGCTGAGGTTCTTGGAGCGCGACAAGGTTCCGCACTACATCGTGGCCGAGCCGCATCAGGCCGAGGAGTACGAGAAGCGATACCCGGCAGCCGAGGTGCTGGTTCTGCCGTGGTCAGACAAGGGACTGGTGGCGGCCCGCAACTGGATCAAGGATCACTCTGTAGCGCGAGGCGACAAGCGGCACTGGCAGCTCGACGACAACATCCGGTACCTCTGTCGGATGCACAGGCAGAAGCGGCTGCCGATCCGCGCAGGCATCGCGCTGGCCGCGTGCGAGGACTTTTGCGATCGCTACGAGAACGTCGCCGTCGCTGGCCTGAACTACGTCAACTTCGCGGGCGTACCGCAGCCGCCGTTCGTGCTGAACGCGCACGTGTACTCCTGCACGCTGGTGTTGAATGAGCTGAGTCAGCGGTGGCGGCTAGAGCAGAACGACGACGTGGACATGTGCCTGCAGGTGCTGTCAGACGGCTGGTGTACGGTGCAGCTAAACGCCTTTCTGTGCCAGAAGGTTCCGACCATGAAGATGCCGGGCGGCATGGGCAAGCTCTACGACGGCGACGGCAGGCTGCGCGGGGCGCGGCTGCTTGAGCGAGCGTGGCCGCAGGTGGCGAGCGTCGACAGGAGATTCGAGAGGCCGCACTTTGAGATCAAGAAGAACTGGCAGCACTTCGACACGCCCCTGAGGAGACGGACAGACATCGACTGGGATAAGATCAGGAGCAACGACAAGTACAAGATGGTGCTGCGAACCGTAGAGGGGCGCGAGACAGCGAGCAAGGCGCTGCGAGCGATGATCGAGGAAGACGCGAGCGATGAGTAAGCGAGGGCCGAAGCCGACACCAAGAAATCTGCGCCTAATACGGGGCACGGATCGTCCAGACCGGATGAATGCGGACGAGCCGGTCGTACCCGTCACCATTCCCGATGCCCCGAGTCACCTTGAGCCAGACGAGACGGCCGTCTTTACCGACAACGCCGCGAAGCTGGCGCGCATGAGGGTGATGACCGAGTACGACATCGACGCCCTCTCGATATACGCAGTCAACTTCGTTCGCTGGCGAGACTCAGTCATCAAGGTTCGCGAGATGGGCATGATCGTGAAGAGCCCGAAGGGATACCCGATCCAAAACCCGTTCTTGGCGATCGCAAACAAGGCCCAGCGGACCTGCATGGACATACTGACCGAGTTCGGCATGACGCCCAGCTCGCGGACGCGGGTTCAGTCACAGTGAGCCACGACCCGAATCGGCACGTTACGGCGGCGATCAAGTACGCCGAGGACGTGTGCGAGCGCCAGATAACCACGTGCCGCCTAACCCGGCTATCCTGCCGCAGGTTCCTGAGCGACCTTGAGCGCGAGGACGCGCCGTGGTACTTCGACGCGGCGGCGGCAGAGCGCGCCTGCAGCTTCATAGAGATGCTGCCCCACATCAAGGGCGAGTGGGCCAAGCGGCGCGAGCTGATCGTGCTGCAACCGTGGCAGATGTTCAGCGTCTGCAACATCTTCGGCTGGCTGCACGCGGCAGACATCCGCGACGCGGACGGCGCCCTGACGATCCGCGCCAACACGAGACGATTCAGAACCTGCTACGAGGAGGTCGCCCGCAAGAACGCCAAGTCCACGCTGGCGGCAGCCATCGGCCTGTACATGCTAGAGGAGGACGGCGAGGCCGGGGCAGAGGTGTACTCAGCCGCAACTACCCGCAATCAGGCCAAGATCGTGTTCGGCATCGCCAACGCGATGGCCAAAAGAACCGCCGAGCTACCCCTTGAGGTACGGGCGCATAACATCAACAAGCCGGAGACGGCGTCCCTGTTCGAGGCGCTGCACGCTCAGGGCGAGACCCTTGACGGCTACAACATCCACTGTGCGCTGAACGACGAGCTGCACGCGTGGAAGAACCGCGACGTGTACAACGTCATCGAGACGGCGACCGGATCTCGGCTTCAGCCCTTGATCTTCAACATCACCACGGCGGGCAGCGACACCAGCGGGATCTGCTACGAGCTGCGCACCTACCTCGTCAGAATCCTTGAGGGCCAGATCGAGGACGACTCGTTCTTCGGCGTGATCTACACGCTCGACAAGGACGACGACTGGACCGACCGCGACGTGTGGATCAAGTCCAACCCCAATCTCGGTGTCTCCGTGTACCCGCTGGACATGGAGAACCTGTGCCGCAAGGCGACGGAGGTCGTCAGTCAGGTGAACGCCTTCCTGACCAAGCGGATGAACGTCTGGGTCAACGCCGCAGAGGCGTGGATGGACATGCGGAAGTGGGAGGCGTGCCACGACCCGCACCTGAAGCTCGAAGACTTCCTCGGCGAGGACACCTACGGCGGTCTGGATCTGGCGTCAAAGATCGACGTGAACTCGATGGCGCAGCTATTCGAGCGCGAGATCGACGGCAAGCAGCACATCTATTGCTTCATGCGCCACTGGCTGCCAGAGACGGCGGTACTGGAAGATCCAAACGCGCAGTACGACGGCTGGGTGCGCGCGGGCCACATGAGAACCACGCCGGGCAACGTCATCGACGTTGACCAGATCGAGGCCGACACGCTCGCGGAGGTCAGCGGCATATTTAATCTGGTCGAGCTCGCGGTCGATCCGATGCACAACTCGACTCAGTACGGCGTCCACATGGCACAACAGGGCATACTCGTCGTCGACGTGCGGCCGACGGTGCTAAACTTCAGCGAGCCGATGAAGTGGCTTGAGGCGTACGTCAAGGACGGCACGTTTCACCACAACTGCCCGGTGCTGACGTGGATGGTTTCTAACGTTGAGGTGAAGCGCGACCAGAAGGATAATATCTACCCGCGCAAGGGCGCGGCGAACAGAAAGATCGACGGCGTCGTGGCCCTGCTCATGGCGCTGAACCGTCTCCGGGCGCAGGAGGCGACATACTTTCCGGGTGAAGGAGTCGTCCGTGTGATATGAACATTCTCAGACCTTCCACTTGGGGCCGCGGCTCGTCGATACAGTCGAAGGACAGGAGCTTCGACGAGATCATTCGGCTGATGCTCACCAACGTTGCCGCGTCGGGCGAGAACGTAACGCCAGCGAACGCCATGCGGTGCAGCACGGTTCACGCAATCGTCCGAGCGCTGACCAACGCCATCGGATCGTTCCCGCCCTCGGTGTTCAAGGAGATCAAGGACGACGACGGCAAGGTCACGCTGGAGCCTCTGCCGAACCACTCCGTAGTGCGGCTGCTGCGAGTGCCGAACAGACGTCAGACTCAGACCCAGTTCTTCAGGCGCGCCATGACGCACGTTGCGCTGTGGGGGAACCACTACTCGATCAAGGGGCAGGGTGCGACCGGGCCGATTCTGTTTCTCAGGCCGGTGCATCCCGACACCGTTTCGATCAACGACGACGATCCGCTGAATCCCATCTACACGGTTCGGCTCAAGGCCGGCGAGCGCAAGTTCACGGCTAACAAGATCCTGCACATCACCGGCGGCATCAGCGTGGACGGCTCCAAGGGCGACTCACCCGTCGAGGAGGCCACAGAGGCAATCGGCCTGTGTCTGGCCGCCGAGCGACTGTTGTCCGAGCTATACGGCAACGGCGCCATCCCGGCCCTGCTGCTGACTGGCGGCAAGTTCACGAGCAAGGAGCAGTACGACATGTGGGTCAAGTCGTTTGAGCAGACCTACGGCAAGGGCGGCGATCGCGGCGGCGTCGGAATGCTGCCCGAGGGGATGGAGGCCAAGGAGCTGACCTTCAAGCCGATGGACGCGCAGCTACTCGAAGCACGCAAGTTTCAGCGCACCGAGATCGCTTCGGTGTGGGGAGTACCGCCGCACAAGCTGGCCGACCTTGAGCGAGCCACCTTCAGCAACATCGAGCATCAGGGCGTCGAGTTCAGTCAGGACGTTATGCTGCCGTACGTGAAGCTGTTCGAGCAGGCCATGGAGCGCGATCTGTTAACGGTCAGTGACAGGCGCAAGGGCGTGGTGGTACGATTCGACATGGACGCAGCGGTTCGCGCCGACTTCAAGAGCAGGGTCGATGGCTACGAGAAGCTTCACCGCGTCGGGGCCATCAATCCGAACGAGATCAGGGCTCGCGAAGGCATGAATCCGCGCACCGATCCGGGCGGAGACGCCTACGCGAATCCTCAGATGGGGAGTAACATCGATGAGAACGACACTGGAGATGAGGGAACTGGCGACGAGCCTGCGGAAGGCGAGTCTGACGAAGATACAGGATCGACTGCTCTCAGTGCGGTTTAGTAAGACCGAGAGCCCGGCTCGCATCAATCACGGCGAGGGATGGGATCGCAGCCACGCGCTGGTATTCCTAGACGACCACGAGCTGCCGTTCAGGTCTCTCGACGAGGACGCCAGCAGGTACAAGTTCAGACAGCGTATGCTCGGCAAGCCGCTCGGAGACTTGGAGATCGTTGACGATCAGTTCCCGCGCGGCGTGGACGTCGTGCTTGAAGCAGCCTGAATAACTGACAGCAGAAAACGGAGAGCGCCATGAGACGACTATGGCTGGACTGCGGTTTGCAGATCAAAGCACTGCAGGACGACGGCCGCATCGAGGGACTGGGCGCGGTATTCGGCAACGTGGACCTCGGCTTCGATCGCATCGAGCGCGGCGCCTTCAAGGAGACGCTGAAGAAGCTCAAGGACGGCGTGCCGATGCTGTGGCAGCACTTCTCCGACGCACCGATCGGCCTGTGGGACGGCCTGCGCGAGAGCGCCAAAGGTCTGGTCGTAGAGGGTGACATCAACCTCGACGTACAGCAGGGCCGCGAGGCGCGCTCACTCGCCAAGCAGGGCGCCGTGAAGGGCCTGTCAATCGGCTACATCCCGAAGGACTTTGAATTTGAGGACGAGGTTCGCGTCCTGAAGCGGGTTGATCTCATCGAGGTCAGCTTGGCAACATTTCCAATGAACCCGGACGCGCGGATCGCGGGTGTAAAGCACGCCACGCGCAGAGAGTTGGAACGTAGTCTCAGAGAGGACTACGGGCTGAACAAACGGAGCGCCAAGCACGTTGCGGCCCTGATTAGAAAAGAGACCGACGACAGCGAGTGGGACACTCACTCTGGCAACGGACAGTCACCAGACATCGGGCAACTGAGCGACACGCTCAGGACGCTCGCACAGGATTTACGAAATGGACAATGAACCGAAATATAGCGAGCTTCGCGACTCTATCGAGGAGCTCGGCACGGCGGTCACCGCCTTCAAGGAGACGAACGACACGATGCTGGAACAGAAAGCCAGCAACGAGTCAGTCTCTGAGATCGAGGAAAAGCTCGATCGCATCGAGGAGGCCGTAACCAAGGCCGAGACGAAGAAAACGGAGATCGACACAATGATGAGCGCCTACAAGGAGCGCATCGAGGAGCTGGAAGCTCTGTATCAGGCCGGAGGCGCTGGCGGCGACGTCACGAAGAAGCTGCACGAGGAGCATCGGGAAGCCTTCTACAAGATGCTGCGATCGGGCGGCAGGCACGGAGATACGGAGAAGCTGCACCAAGTACAGGAGCGAGTCATCGCCAGCTACAGCGACGAGCAGAAGCGCGTCGATCTGACCGCAGGCGCATCGGGCGAGTTCCTACTGCCAGAGGTCATCAGGGCCGAGGTCGAGACGATGGAGCAGTTGCTGTCACCAGTGAGGCAGCTGATCCCGGTCGTTGACATCACCACCAACGACTTCAAGCAGGTGGTGGACATCCTCGGTACCGGATCCGGCTGGGTCGGAGAGGCCGACGCGCGAAGCGTGACCGGCACCCCGCAGCTCAGGCAACGCGCACCGACGATGGGCGAGCTGTACGCTCGGCCAGAGGCGACTCAGTGGGCGGCTATGGATCTCGCATCCGTGGACGGCTGGCTGTCTCGCAGCGTCGCGCAGGAGTTCGCCAAGGAGGAGGGCCTTGCGGTCATTCTCGGCGACGGCACCAACAAGCCGACCGGCTTCCTGAATACGTCTCCGGTATCTACGGCAGATGGCGCGAGCCCGCTGCGTAGCGCCGAGGCGTGCCAGTTCGTCGCTGCTCCGTCACCGGACGACATCACCGAGCACGTGATCTCCCTGATCTACACGCTGAATAGCGCGTACAGACAAGGCGCCGCGTTCACGATGAACAGCACCATCCTGAGTCAGATCAGGCGAGCGAAGGACAGCAACGGTCAGTACCTGTGGCAGCCGAGCCTAATCGCCGGCCAGCCCTCGACGATCGTCGGCTTCAGCTTCGTGGTCTGGGAAGACATGCAGACCGGGCCAGACAGCCCGCTGACGACCACGCCGATTGCCTTCGGCAACTGGGGTCGCTTCTATCTGCTGGTGCAGAGGTCAGACGTTCGAGTGATCCGCGACGAGATCACGAACCCCGGCTTCATCCGCTGGTACTTCTTCCGCCGCGAGGGCGGGATCATCCTCAACAACGATGCGGCAAAGGTCGCGCTTCGGTAAGAATGAAGATCAGGCTATTGAAGCCCTACACTTGGGGGGAGCGCATGGGCGCTCTCCTCAAGCCCTTGAAGCCGGGCGACTACGTCGTCGGCATAGACATACCAAAGGACGCAGCACATGGCGCTATCGCTGCCGGAGTTGGCATCAGGATCAGAGAAAAAGGCGAGCGTGAGACCAAGCAAGTGGCCTGACTGGCATCAGAACACCTGCGTGTGCATCGGCACTGGCCCGAGCCTGACCGAAGAACAGCTCACGATGGTTCACAGCTATCGCAAGCACGGCGCGATGACAATGCGCGCCATCGCCATCAACGACGCTGGGCTGCGGCGCAACCTGCCGCTGGCCGCACCGTGGGCCGACATCCTGTACGCCGCCGACGCTCGCTGGTGGCAGTTCTACAATCCCGCCTTCACCGGCCTGCGCATCAGCGGCGAGGAGGTCAAGGACGTCGAGACGACTCCACTCACAATGCTGGCTCGCGGAGAACCGATGCCGCGAGAACCGGGCTCGGTAGTCAGCGGAGATCACAGCGGCTTTCAGGCGCTAGGCCTTGCGCTTACCCTCGGCGCGACCCGGATCATCCTGCTCGGCTACGACTGCGGCGGCAACAAGCGAAACTGCCATCCCAACCGAGAGCCTAGATTCAGCAGCGAGCCGCCGTTCGACCAGTGGGCAGCCAAGTACAATCAGGTGCCGGGCCGCTGGCCGCACGTGGAGATAATCAACTGTAGTCCACAGTCGCGCATCAGCGCATTTCGCAAGATAGAGATCAGAGAGGTGCTATGACCAGAGAGCGAATCATCACCACAGACGAACTCGGCCAGCTTCCGGTAACGCTTGAGGAGGCGAAGGCCCACGTCAAGATTACCGGCGACGAGGAGGACGAGCTTCTTCGAAGCTACCTGCAAGGAGCCTTCGAGTGGGCGACCGAGAGTACCCGCAGGGCCATCGTGCTTCGCGAGCACAGGATTACGCGAGACGGCTTTCCGGCAGGCGCGTGGGCGCTGCCGCTCGGTCGGGTCGCGAGCATCGTGAGCGTCAAGTACATCGACGCCGACGGGTTTCTGCAAACGTGGACCAGCTCGCCGCTGCCGTACGAGACGGATCTCGACACCGACTTCTCGCCGCGACTCAGGCCGAAGCGCGACGACTCGTGGCCGATCACAGGCGACTTCATGGGCGCGGCACAGGTCACGCTTGAGGCCGGCTGGGCGCAGGCGAACATTCCGCTGACCGTCCGGCAGGCCATACTCCTGAAGTTCGCGGAGTTTGAGCAGGCGCGAGCGCCCGGAGATCCCGAGAGCGAGGCGATCGCAAGCGCGGCATCCATGATGCTCGCCAACTGGACGCTGCCGATATGGAACTGAGCGCACCGAGCACCGAGGCCCGCGAGTTCGAGCGTGCCAAGTACGTTCACTGCTACGTTCAGAAGACGTACAACTACGCCATGGGGCCAACGCGCATGATCGACGCGAGGGAGGATCTGGTCTGGGCCTTAGAGCGAGGGGCAGGATCGTATCTGGACATCGGCTGCGGACGCGGCGAAATGCTCGACTACGCGACCGAGATCGGCTTCCACACCGCCTCCGGAGCCGAGGTCGTCCCCGGACTGTGCGAGCGCGAGGGCGTATCCCTGATGTTTGTCCACGACCTGCACCGCTGCCCGGACGCGGCGTACTCGATGGTAACCAGCTTCGACGTGATCGAGCACCTGCTGCCGGACGACGATCAGCTACTCGTAACGCAGATGGGCCGGATCGCCCGCGACTGCATCGCGCTGACGGCGAACAACAAGGACTCGATAGACCCCACGACCAAGACGCAGCTACACGTGAACAAGCGGCCCTACGACGAGTGGGACAAGCTGATCCGAGCGTGGCTGTCCGAGTGGACCGTCGAGCGCATGACCAACAAGCAGTACGTCTCGGAGACTTGGCGAGCGTGGCGGTGAAGGCGCTGCTCGCAGCCAAGAGCGGTCCGCACTACGACCATCAGCGCGACGCGATGTGCGCCTTGGCAGACGGCATGGGGCTGTGCGGAATCGAGGCTAGGGTAAAATCGGCCCCGGCCTCGCCTCGTCCAGACGACGACTTCGTCGTGACTTGGGGCGACAAGGAAGTGCCGCACTCTCGCGTACCGCACCTGATCCTAGAGTGCGGGTACATCAACGGCAGCGGCGACAATTACAATGAGAATCGAATGCGCTTCATCTCTGCGTCGTGGAATAAGCGGCACGGACTGTCTGACTGGGCATGGCCGAAAGAAATATGCGGCGAGCGGTGGAACGCGTTCGGCGTTGAGCTGAAGCCTTGGAAGCTGACCGGCGAGTACGTGCTGCTGCTGGAACAGCACGTAGGAGACAGGGCAGCGCCGGACGTCGGGAAGTTCCGTCGAGATATAAAGCGCGAGTGCGAGCGACGTCAGTGGACGTTTCACAGGCGGCCTCACCCAAGCTACTACCGAAACGAGCGCACACTGGCAGAGGATCTGTCCAACGCACTGTTTGCTGTCACGTGGTGCTCGACAGCAGCGGTGGAGGCCGTGATCGCGGGCGTGCCTACCTATACGCTTGGCCCCGGATCGATTGCTGCGCCAGTAACGAGACCGCTGCTCTCGGATGAGCCATACGTCGGCGATCGAACAACGTGGGCAAACAGGCTCGCGTATCGACAGTGGACTATGGAAGAGCTGGCCGACGGCACGGCGTGGCCACACATTCAGAGAGGGTTGGGATGAGAGCGTTCCTGCACTACGAGTCGCGCGCGGCGCATCAGCTCGACGCAATGATCGCGCTCGGCTCCGGTCTGGCAAGACACGGCGTACACATCGACATCAGTCCCGGCACAGCGAGCGCAGAGCAGGCCGACTTCGTCGCGTGGTGGGGAGACAAGGTTCCCGCAGAGCTGCGCGACAAGCCGAGGCTGATTCTTGAGGCCGGATACATCAACGGACGGTCGGGCGACTACGTCAAGGATCGCCTGCGGTTCGTGTCAGTCGGGTGGAACGGGCTGCACGGTTGCGCTGATCCGGGACCGCTCGACTGTCCACCAGACAGGTGGGAGGCCATCGGCGTCAAGCTGCGGCCGTGGAGAACCGGCGGCAACTACATCCTGATCTGCGACCAGCATCCCGGCGACTCCGTGTCTCCCGGTAATCGCAGGTGGTGGGTAGCTGCGCTGCACGACGCCGAGCCTGACATGAAACTGAACAGCATCTACCGACCGCACCCGCTGATGGCCGACGAGATGGGCCCGTTGTCACAATCTCTCAGAGACGCGGCGATGTGCGTCACGTGGTCGAGTACGGCTGCGCTTGAGTCGGTCTGTCTCGGCGTGCCGACGGTCGCCATAAATCGAGGCTCGATGGCGTGGCCGGTCACCTCGCGCAAAGTCTCAGATCCACCCTACTTGGGTGAGCGTGAGCAGTGGGCGTACAATCTCGCCTATCGACAGTGGACGCACGACGAGCTTGCGAACGGCGAGGCGTGGCGACACCTGCGAGACGGACTCGAGACATGATCGGAACTAAGCGACATCTGCTAACACTGGAGCGTCGCAGCACCGCGCTTGACACATTCGGCGAGGGCGGCCTGACGTACACGGAGCTGATGACGGCGTGGGGTAGCGTTGAGGCCGTTGGCGCGCGCGAGCGATTCGAGAGCCAGCAGGTCAAGGCCGAGGTCAGCCATCGCATCAAGATCCGGTACTCCAACCTTGCCAACACGCTCACGGCCGCCGACAGGATCACGCTTGGCGCGAGAACCTTTGACATCGTGACGCCGATGGACAAGGACGGCAGGATGCGAGAGCTTGAGATCCTTGCGCTTGAGAGGCCCTGATGGCAAAAGATATTCAAGTGAAGATCGACGGCGCCGACGAGCTGATCAGGCTACTGAAGCAGGTGCCTCGGACGGTCGGCACGAAGCACATGCGCCGCGCCATCCGGCAGGGCATCGTAAAGATTCGGCAGACCATCAAGGCCACCGCGCCGATACGCTCGCGAGCCGAGAGCCGGGGCGTGCGCAGGGGCCAGAAGCAATCGAAGCCCGGCAGGCTGCGGCGGCTCGTTCGCGTCAAGGGCAGACGCGGCAAGCGCGGCTACCTCAAGGTGTCGCTGATCTACCCGACCATCGGTGACAGCGATAATCCGAAGAACGCCTTCTACTGGCGATTCGTCGAGGAGGGCACCGTTAACATGCAGGCCAACCCCTACATCCAGCGGGCCGCAGACATCAACTTTCGCGCGATCCTGCGCCACGTAATCCGCGAGACGAACCGGGGCATAAGCGCAGAGATGGCCAAGAGCAAGGTCAAGAAAACGGCATGAGCATCGAGCAGGGACTGGTCGCACACCTTCTAGCCGACGCAGGCGTATCTGCGCTGGTCGGCAACAGGGTTCATCCCGGACAGATACCGCAGGACGGCGCGCTTCCGGCAATCGTCTATCTGCGCGTCAGCACCGCGCGCGAGGTTGACCTCGACGGGCCGAGCGACTTCGTGCAGGTGCGAATGAGCCTTGACCTATGGGACAATACCTACGGCGGCTCGAAGGCGCTCGCCGATGCTGTCAGAGTGGCGCTCAACGGTGTAGGGTTAGCGAGCCCGAAGCTGCTCGGTGCAGAGCCGGTGCAGTTAGTGTACTTGGACAACGACGGCGACCTGCCGGACTTTGAGGGTGATCGGCGAGACTACAGGGTCTCGCAGGATTGGATTGTGATACATACGGAGACATAGAAATGGCAGTATTCAGAGGTAGTGGAACGGTTCTAAGCCGAGGCGACGCGGCCTCGCCAGAGGTGTTCACCGCAGTAGGCGATGTCGTTAGTATCGCTGGCCCGGCGATCACCAAGGATGAGATCGAGGTCACGGCGCTCGACTCGGCCGCCAAGGAGTTTATCGGCGCGCTCGACGATCCGGGCGAGATCACGATGGAGCTGAACTGGAACCCGCAGGACTCGGAGCACGTAAACCTGAGGACAGACGCGGAAGGCAGCACGGTGCGGAACTATCGCATCGTATGGTCTGACCTGTCGTCCACGCAGGTTACGTTCGCCGCAGAGGTAATGGAGTTCTCGCTGAACACCGAGGCCAACGACGCCGTAAAGGGCAGCGTTCGGATGAAGATCAGCGGGGCATTGGCTTGGGCCTAACAGAGAGAGGGCAATATGAAAGCACTCACACGAGACGAGATTCTCGGCGCGGATGACCTAAAGACTGAGAGTGTAGAAGTACCTGAGTGGGGCGGTACCGTGTTAGTACGCGAGCTGACAGGAGCCGAGCGCGACGAGTGGGAGGCGTCGGTCGTCAAGACCAACGGCACCAAGGTCACGGTCGATTCCCGAAACATGCGGGCGAAGCTGGCCTCGCTGTGCATCGTCGATGAGAACGGCAAGCGCGTGTTCAGCGAGAAGGACGCGATTAAGCTCGGCGCCAAGTCGGCTGCCGCGCTGGATCGCGTTACGGACATCGCGAGACGCCTGAGCCGCATCGGGGAGGACGAGCTAGAGAAGTTGGGAAAAGGCTCAAGGCCGGACCGGTCAGGCGCTTCAGCTTCTACCTAGCGGCGCAACTCGGCTGTACGGTCAGCGAGCTTCTGGCGAGGATAACCAGCGCGGAGCTGGCCGAGTGGATGGCGTACTTCCTGCTGGATGATGCAGCGCCAGCGAGGGCTGCGGCAGAGGCGCAGGTCTCACAAATGAAGGGAGCAGGCGCACAAGATGGCGAACGCAGCTGACATCATCGTCAACCTAGTAGCGAAGACAGGCCGCTTCCAGAGCGGAATGAAGAAAGGCCAGCGGAGCATGGGCAAGTTCCAGAAGTCGGCCAAGAGGTTCATCGGTACGCTGGCTAAGACCGGCGTCGCCCTAACAGCACTCGGCGCGCTTGCACGCGGAGCCGTGTTTACCTCGATAACCAAGCAGGCCATCGAGGCCAACCAAGAGCTGGGCCAGTTTGCCACCCGGCTCGGCTTGGCAGCCGACGAGCTGAAGGTCTTGCAGATCGCCGCCGAGCTCAGCGGCCAGACCACCGGGAACCTCACGATCGGCCTGCAGCGCATGACGCGGCGCATAGCAGAGGCCGCCGTCGGCACGGGCGAGGCCAAGCAGGCGCTCATCGATCTCGGACTCAGCGCCCAGAAGCTGTCTGCCATGACGCCGGACGAGCAGTTTCGTTCGCTTGCAGAAGCCATGGGGAACGTGGCAAATCAGGGCCAGCGGATTCAGCTCGGGTTCAAGCTACTGGACACAGAGGGCGTCGGGCTGGTCAACACGATGAAGCTCCTGCAGGAGGCCGGCTTCAAGGATACCGAGAAGGCCGCCAGAGACATGAACGCCGTCCTCGACGAGTTCGAGGTCGCGCAGTTCGAGGCGGCGCAGCAAGATCTGGTACTGATGAGGCTCGGCTTCGAGGGCATACGGAACGAGATCGGCCTTCAGCTACTGCCGGCAGTCAAGATCATGTCTACCCTGATCCAGTCGCTCGCGACTGACGCTGCTACGGTGACCGTCGTGACCGACAGTTGGCCCTTTAACTTCGTCCGGTCAATCGGTGCCATCGCCGGAGTTCTGAAGGCCCTTACGCAAGTCTTTCGCGCCATCGCCATAATCGGCTCTGCGCTCGTCACGTTCTTCCTGAAGCCGCTGGCTAAGGTCGAGGAGGGCTGGAACCGCATCGCTGACCTCGTACCCGGCATAGACATCGACGCCGACAAGGTTGGCCTCACCGGCTTTATCAAGGGGATGGAGCAGGCCCGCACCGAACAGCTCGGCCTGCTGAACGAAGGATTAGCAATCGTCGAGACAATGGATAAGTTCTCGGCGGCATGGTTGGACGCCGCGAACCTCACGCAGGAACAGGCCCAGCGGATACAGGAGATGAGGGAGGAAATGAGGGAAGTCTCCGCCGAAATGCAGAGGCAGCTAGACATCAGGAAAAAGGCCGCGACGGCAGAGGCAGACACAGCCGCGAGGCTAAACGAACTGAACTCCCTCCTGACCGCAGGGCAGGCGAAGAGCCTGACGATCGCGCTAAAGATAGCGAAGATCAACGAGAATCTGATCAGCGGCGAGTTTCTGAAGACGGAGAAGGAACGCAACGCCGCACTCGTGGTTCGCGCCGCGCTGATGCAGGAACTGATCGACGCGCAGCAAGAGGAGCAGGGCATCGAGACGGCGACCGAGGCGGCCAAGAGACTCGAAGGCGTACTCAAGGGGAGCCGCAGCGAGGCGCTGAAGATCGCTGAGGACATAGCCGTCATCAATCGGGCGCTGGCCGCTGGCACAGACGGCGTACTTAAAACCGAAGAGCAGCGCAACGCGGCGCTCCGTACCCGCGCCGAGCTGATGGGAGAGCTGGTCGAGGCACAGCAGAAAGAACAAGGCATCCAGACCGCCACTGAGGCGGCAACGGAGCTGGCGCAGGTACTTGAGCGAGGCACGAAGCAGAGCACAAAGATCGCGCGCGAAATCGCTGTTCTCAACAAGGCGCTGGTCAAGGGCGAGGGCGATCGCAACGAGATAATGAGAGCGCGCAAGGTACTCATCGATGAACTGATCGCAGCTCAGGTCGAAGAGCAAACGCAGGTCAGCAAAATGACGCAGGTCGGTATCCAAGCACTTCGCAACATGCAGGACATCCTCGCGGACTTCTTCGCCAACACCAAGGGCGGCTTCAGGGGTCTGGTAGATGGATTCACGGATATGCTGAAGAAGATGGTGGCGCAGCTCCTCGCTCGCCGCATCCTGCTGTCGTTCCTCGGCCTGTTCTCGAAGGGCAGCGGCGCGTTCGCTCAGTTTGCCAGAGGCGCCATTACAGGGCTGGGCCTTGCGGCTGGCGGTGCCGTCGCGGCCCGCGAGCAGGCGATCGTCGGAGAGGAGAGGCCAGAGGTATTCATCCCCAAGAACGTGCTGACATTCCCGACGGCCTCAAACCTGCCGGGCGCTGTGGCGCGAGACGTCGAGAAGAGACACGAGGAGGGAACCCTGCCCACCGACCAGCTTCGCATGATCGGCAAGCGCGGCTCAGAGCTGTTTGCGCCGACCGAGGCGGGAACCGTAGTGCCTACGGCTCTGCTATCAAGCGACGTGCTGAAGGACATAGAGAAACGCCAATCGGGAGGGCCGCTGGCCGCTGGTCAGGCATCGGTCGTCGGGGAAGCCGGGCCGGAGCTGTTCATTCCGCAGAAGGCAGGTCAGGTGATACCGGCAGGCGGCTTCGGCAACGTCGTCGTCAACATCGAGCAGCGCAACAGCTTCGCCGGATCCGGACCGCTTGAGCCCGCGACGCTCATCCCGCTGCTCGAGGAAAACAACCGCAAGCTCAAGGGCGAGTTCGTCGATGAGCTGAGACGGGGGACATTCGCGTGACCACCTTTGACGTCATCACAGTACCAAACGCAATCGGCGTGATACCGCAGGCCAACACGGGCCTGTTCAACTCGCCGCTGATCGCCAGCGCGCAGACCATCGACCGTGGCGGCCAGAAGTGGAAGATGACGCTGACCTTCACCAACCTTCAGACCGACGACAGAGCCGAGCTGATGGGCATCATCACCGGGGCTCGCGGCCGGGCCAACCGGCTGCGGGTCATAGTCCATGACAACCCGAAGCGCGGCCTATACGGCGGCACGCCGCTGGTCGATGGCGCGAGTCAGACCGGCTCGACCATCAACGTGAAGGGCTGCAGCAACAGCATCACGAACTGGATCCGGCGCGGCGATTACTTCTCGATACTGGTAGGCACCGAGCATGAGCTAAAGATGTGCACCGCCGACGCCAGCTCGAGCGGCAGCGGTACGATCACAGCGCTGGCGTTCGAGCCCAGGCTGCGCGCCTCACCGGCCAACAGCGCGGCAATCTTCGTCGAGGACGGAGTGCTCGGCGCGCCGCGCGGGATCTTCGCCCTCGTCAGCGACGGTCAGGGCTGGACGTCTAAGCCGGGCAAGGCCTCGCAGCTCTCTGATATAAGCCTCGGTATCCTAGAGGACGTGTTCGCCACTCAGTCATGACCAGCAAGCGCACCATCACGACGCTGAATCAGAACGCGGTGCTCGCTCAGATCGTGCGGCCGATCATGTTCGCGCGAATGGCCTTCTCGTCTGGCGTCCAGAGGCTGCACACCGAGATCGGGCCGCGCAACGCCTTGCACCCGATATTTGGCAGCGAGCTGTATACCGGCATCGGTGACTTCGGCGGTATCGTCTCGGACATCAAGGAGTCGATCTCGGTTGCGCCAGAGTCAATCAAGATCGCCATAACGGGCGTCAAGTCCTCGTTCATCAACATAGCGCTGGACGACGACTACTACCGCCGCGACATCGAGCTGATGTTCGGCTTCGACGACGAGAACGGCGAGCTGCTGGACGACCCGGTAATCCTCTGGTCGGGCTTCATGGACAAGGTGGACATCAATCTCGGACAGGGCATCGGCGCGCTGACGCTCACCTGCGAGTCGCGGGCCACCAATCTCAAGGGAGCGAGCGACCTGCGCTTCACAGACGAAGACTTGCAGGCGGCCTTCACCGGCGACCTCGCCGGAGAGTACATATTCCGCATGGCCGACCTGCAGCTCAAGTGGGGCGGCGAGGTGAGCGGCGGCAGCACCGGCGGCGGCACTCCCGGCTGGGCGTAATGAACGTCTGGGCCCTGCACAAGTATCTGATCGCGGCCGCGGCCAGACCGGCCAAATTCGGCAAGTTCGACTGCGTGTCGTTCGTGTTCGAGGCGCTGCGCGAGGGCTGGAACAGAGACTACCTGATCAGGCTGCAATATGACGGCCGCCGCAGCGCGGTAGATCGTCTGCGGGCTGCGGGAGGACTCGACGAGGCGATCAGCGAGCACCTCGGGCAGGACATCCCGATGAGCGATCTTGACGTGGGAGACATAGCGTGGCTACCGCCGTCTAACATCGGCCTGATAATGCCGGACTATATTGCCGTCAAGTACAGGCGCACGATCCTGCGGGTACCGCTGAGCGAGGCGCGATCAGGCTGGAAGACCAAGCCGGTCGGGTTCGTGAATCGCCTGCGGGTTCGCATCGGTTGGTGGGGCTGACGTGGGCCCGGTAATCGGTTTCCTCGGCGCGGTGCTGTTCGGCACGGCTGCCGGGGCCAGCGCGATCTACGTGCTCGCGGTCAACCTCGCCCGGATTGCGCTGCTGTCGCTGGCGTCAAAGCTCACCGCACCGAAGCTGGATCTCACCGAGACGGCGTCCAGCAAGCTGCTGACAGTCAGGGGCACGGTGCAGCCGCAGGGGTTCACCTACGGGCGCGACATGATCTCCGGCCCGCTGATCTGGGCGCAGGTGGCGGGCGACGGCAGCGAGGATCTGCACCGCATCGTCGCCATGCACGGCAGGGAGATCGACTCGATCATCGCCTACCGCATCGACGACGACGACATCTCAATCGGCTCGCCGGGCGACATGTCCACTGCTGTGGGAGCCGTAACCGGAGGAAAGTTCGCTGGTGTCTTGGAGATAGATCGGCGGCTCGGCAGCACGACGCAGACGGCTATGGGCGGCATGACCGGAACCTTCCCGTCGCTGTGGACGAGCGACCATCGGGCCAGAAGCTGGTCTCTGATGTACGCCAAGATGACGCTCGAAGCGGGCGACACGACCTATGAGAACGGCATCCCGCAGAACCTTCGAGCACTATGCGACGGCCACCTGATCTACGATCCGCGCCTCGACTCGACGCAGGTCATCGACCCCACCACCTCGCCGCCTACTACCGGCAGCGGCGCGCACCGAACGGACGACGACACCACGTGGGAGTGGTCTGAGAATCCCGCGCTGCTGCTGGCCGACTTCATCCGGTGGGACATCGTCGGCATGGGCGAGGAGGACGACCGCGTCGACTGGCCGAAGTGCGCCGCCGCCGCAGACATCTGCGACGAACTTGTACTGATTCCGCCCGCATCACCGACCACGGAGCAGAAACGATACACGTGCAACCTGACCTTCTTTGCCAATCGCAGTCGGGACGAGATCAAGGAGATGTTGGAGACATCCATGCTCGGGCGCACCGTGTTCAGTCAGGGCCAGTGGAAGATGTGGGCGGGCGCCGCCATCACGCCGGACGTAATACTGACCGAGGCCAACCTTGCAGGCGCCATACAGATGCAGGCCAGCACCGGCTCGCAGGAGCGATACAACCGTGTGCGCGGCAAGTTCATCGACCCGAGCAGGAACTACACCGCCGCCGTCTATCCCGAGCAGCGCAGCGCCAGCTTCGAGGCCAGCGACACGGAGGTGCGCTACAACATCTTCGACATCAACACGGCCAACAACTCGTTCGAGGCGCAGCGCGACGCGATCATCCGACTGCGCCAGTCCCGGCTTCAGCGCACGCTGGTATTCCCCGGCAACTGGTCGTGCTTCCGCGTTCAGCCGGGCAGTGTGGTGCAGCTGAGCGTCGCGGAGCTTGGCCTCGATACCTCACCGCTGACCAAGTGGTTCGTCACCGAGTGGGTGCTGCAGAAGAACGCCTCCGGCGTCAGCCTCACGCTGGTGGAGGAGGACGATACGGTCTGGGCTGACCCGGACGTCGGCGACTACGCCGTCCGCACTCCGACCGGCGAGCTGCTGTCGGTAGATCAGGGGCCGGTAAAGCTGACCGGCGGCAACATCCACAACAGTAGCCTAGACGCGACGACGACCAGCGGCGTGCAACTTAATTCCAGCGGCCAGCTAGAGTACGCCAACGCCGCTGGCGTCTTTACTCTGGTCGGAGTGCCCGACGACGAGTGGATGCTCATACCCGGCGACTACTGGGTACGGGCGACCCTGAACAGCGGCACGCTGGACACGGGAACCGAGGGCACGTGGGAGGCGCTCTCGACGTCGCGGTCATGGACCATCGTGCGCTCGACCATAGGCACAGATGCCGCGAACATCACGCTAGAGATCGCAGACGATCAGTTTGGCAGCAACGTGCTGGCGACTGCGATCTTCGACCTGACCGCAGAGCAGACCACCGATCTGATCAATCTACGCGACACAGCCGCCGCGCACACGACGGAGCAGTCGGGCACCAGCGCCACGGCGATACCGCTACCGAGCCGCGTAGCAGGAGACGTGCTGTTAGTTCATGTCTACGGCAAGGGCCTGATGGCCACTCCCGCTGAGGTTAGTGCCAGTCCGCCGACGTGGGGCGAGTTCAGCAATACCGGTGACAATACACATCGATTCTTCCACCGGGTTGCCACCAATGACGCCAACGACACCCTGACGGCTCCGGCGACGGTGCTTACCGAGGTGTGGCAGATGGCCTCGTTCAACACCCCGAACGATCTAGAAGAGTTCGGCAGCGGCGACTTTTTCGTCGGCTTGCCCACGACTAACTTTCCGTACAAGGGAGTAGAGGCAGATGCGTCCGGAGACGACACGATGGCGCTTACGCTGACCGCAAAGATGCACGTACCGGCGGTAGATAACACGCCAGAAATTACCAATACGACCATGAATAATATCGGCACGGTGGTGTACAGGGACAACACCGTCGACGACACGCTGATAATTTTGCAATGGGGCTATATATTCCACGGCAGCAACACCACGCTCGCCGACGGCGAGTGGACGATTGACCCGGAGGAGTCGGGGGGGGTGCGCGGCAAGGGATACAGGCTGCGGCAGATCTGATGGAAGCCGACGGCGCGAAGCGGTAAACTTCGCCCGTCAGAGACGGAGGGGCCGACATGAACATAGCCGGTAAAGAGATCACCAAGAACACCGTGGTGGGAATGAGCCTCGGGACCATCGTCGCGATAGTCGTGTTCGTGTGGACGGCGCTCGGCATCGGCAGGCCGCTGTTCGCCGCCGACCTCGCGCGCATCGAGGACAAGATCGACGTCTATCAGGTGAGTACCGCCATACAGATCCTGACCATTCGCAAGGAGGCCCTTCAGTCCGAGCTGCGCGAGGCAAGGCGAGACGCGAGGCGCAACCCGGACGACGATAACGCGGCAGACGACGTGGACGAGATCAGCGATGACATAGTGGCGCTGGACGCCAAGATCGACTGCTACCGAACTGAAGGCTGTAGGGTCGAAGGCGAGATTTAGTGTCCACGTGGTTGCCTTGGGTCGCCGGCGTCGGCGTGCCGCTGCTGATCGCGGCGTTCACGATCTGGTGGAAGATCGAGGCGCGGCAGGACAGGAAGATCGACAAGATGGCCGAGACCCACCGCAATAATCACCGCGTAATCCACGACAAGATCGACCGACTCCATGATAAAATCGTTGACCTGTGGAAGAACCGAGGACGGACAGATGGGAAATGAAGTGCTGCACCTTGAGCGCTACTGCTACTCGGAGACCGAGACCGAGGGCCGACTGTACCTACCTGAATATGAAGACTTTCTCTACACCTTGGAACGATGCTGGATTGCAGGCCCTGCGGGTGGAATGCCCTTTGAGTCGTGCGTGCCGGACGGTCACTATGAGCTCATCGAGTACGAGAGGCAGAACGGAGATCACGTGCTCGCGCTGCGGAATCCTGATCTGGGCGTGTACTTCACCAAGCAGGATCGAGGCACCCGAGAGGGCCGCTACAAGATCCTGATTCACTCGGCTAACTGGGTCGAGCAGATCGTCGGCTGCATAGCGCCGGGGCTCGTCAGGACGATTGCGGACAACAGGAGAATGGTGCGCAGCTCGCGCCGCGCCGTAGCGCACATCATGGCGCACAGACGCAGCTCGATCATCATCGCGCCTGACTGCGGCACCGAGGACTGATCGCCCGTCTGGACAGGTATGGTCGGCGACGGGCTGTTTCCCTTAGACTACGCCGCTAACCTAGAGCCACCGGGCGGGCGGTCTCTGAGAGGAGAGACGACATGAAGCTGAGAGGAAAGTACGCTTGGGCATGGATCCTGTGGGTGCTGGGATTCGCCGTGATCGAGTACAGGGCGATCATCGACGACGACAAGGCAGAGGGCGACTTCACGCTGTCGCACTACACGCGGCGCTTATTGGGTAAGGACGTCGATGCAAAATTAAAGCACTGGGCATTCAGACTTGGCCTCGGTGGATTTTTCGTTTGGATTATCCCGCACTTTTACAGTTTTCTTTGGGAGTAGTGTTATGAAAGAGCCTTCATCGACAATCACAGCGGCCGCGATCTCTGGTGCGGTAGCAAGTCTGGGCTTCGGCGGGCTGGCGATCTTCGGGCCCGAGTACTACGCGCTCGTCCCGCCCGGCATGGAAGCTGGCTCCGCAGTCCTGATCGCGGTCATCATCGGCTACAAGAAGAAAGAGAACGTCCTGCCGCTCGACCGGCTATGAGCTGGCTCAAGTCTGCCGGATCCGCTCTGGTCGTTGCCGTCCTCGGCTTCATGGCCTTCATGTTGGCGGCGAAGGTGAGCCGCGAGAAGGCGTCTGCGAAGAAGTGGAAGAATCGCGCCGTCGCCGAGGCCGAGAGTGACGTCGACGAGGGGCTCGACAAGGCAAAGGCCGCGCTCGGCAGGGCCAACGATCACGACGCGCGGGCGCGCGAGGCCGTGAAGCGGACCAAGGCGCGGCTGAATCAGATCGGAGAACGCGATGCGAGCATGGCTGACATTGTTAGCAGTTGGCGCAAGCCTAAGCCTAAGTAGCGGCTGCGCCACGGCCCCGGCTTCCGATCCGTGGGCCAAGGTCGAGGTAGATCTGACACCCGCTGAAAGGCCCGTCAGGCTGCCTGAGTGGCCGCAGGAGACGAGCTTCACGGAGGACGAAGTGACGTTCGACCTCAGCGGCGCTCGCGCACTGGAGGCATACCGGGTCACTGGTGAAGGTAATACTGAGCTGGCCGAGGAACACGCCGCGCAGATCGACGACCTCAAGGACGCCGCAGCAACCTTAATCGAGACCGGACAGGCGCAGAGGCGCGTCGCAGACCTGCGGCTTGAGATTCTTCAGGAGGAGCGCAGACACCACTTCATCGAGAAGATCACGCTGTATGCAGGCGCCATTTTGATACTCGGCGTCTCGGCCCTCTGACCCCAAAAACCTCGCGCAACTTCGCGCAAACGACTTTAGAGCCCAAACGGCTTGGTCGAGTTTCGCCTAAATACGCTCGCAAGTGATTGAAAAATATCATTTGTTATAATGTATATGTAGGACGAACACGCTCTTTAACAATTTGGGCAAAAGGAAGGGCCGGCACTGGGCCGACCCTAGATTCTCTGGAGAAAATCACATGAGCAATCATAGCACGTTCGATATGTGTGACACCAAGGAGCAGGCAAGCGAGCTGCTCAAGGATCTAAACGCCGAGCCGAGAAGGATCATCACCGCAAACAAGAAGGCGCACAGAGCCCGATGCGGCGAGATCCGGAAGGCAGAGCTCGTACCCTTCCACGAGGATGCGAGGAGCTGGCGACAGGGGCAAAAGGTCTTCTTCGGGAAGTCCGACAACCGGTCGTACATGAGCTTCAGCACCATGAGGATGAGCATGGTCTATAACATCAAGGCCGGACAGTGGTGCCGCGTGTGGGAGTATCAGCCGCGAAACAAGCTGCTCTGGCTGTGCTATCCGGGCAAGAAGTGCGAGTGGAAGAACGTTATCGACCACGGCTTCACCCTCGGTGACATTCAGGCCGCGGAAATCTCGCGCACAGAGATCGCCATTCGCGGCAAGTAGGACTGAGCGCCCTTCGGGGCGCTTTTTTTTGACATGGAAAGGCGCGCTGACCGTTGCCCTGTCGAGTGCCTAAGGGTGGATGCGGGCAGCAACAACCGGATAAGCGGAGCGCGGGTCAGCGCGCGCGGTCTGGATTGTACTTTCGCTCGTGTGTCTCTAGCAAGCCCTCGACTTCTCGCCACAGCCCGACGAAGGCCGGAAGCAGGGTGTTGTAGATGTACGCGTCGTCGCGCTCGATCCGCTGAACGTGGCCCTTCTCAAGCTCGTGGTCGTCCGAGCGCCAGTAGTTCACATAGTCCCACCAACGGCGCCCGGTGATGAACAGGGTCGTCTGCACCTGCGGCATCACGGCCGCGACCTTGCCGATCTGCGCGTGCTGCTGAAAGGTCTTGAGCGACTTGCGATACTTGATCTCCATGCCGCCGTCCGGGTCGAGCATCCCGTCCGGCGAGCAGCCGAGCCACTGGTACTCGTCGTGGATTATGAAGCCCGTTTGCCGCACGTCTGCATCGAACGTCCACGAGTACCAGCCGCGAGCCCACGACTCGTAGTACACGCCGTCGGTGTACCACGGCGGGTTATCCTCGTCGCCGAAGTCGGGGATGCCCTCGATGTCCATGACAAGCTCCTCGATGTAGTTCTGGCGGCCCTTGCCGCCGCGCTTGGCGAGGGCGAGGTTGGCGCACGAGGCCGTGAGCTTGCCGCGCCGTGCGTCGTTCCACTCGGGCGTGCGCTGCTGGTCGCAGAGAACCTTCACAGCCCGCGCTCCTTGGCCTGTTCGGGCGTCAGGGTCAGCATCGAGATCGACGGCCACTTCTTCAGGGCGGACGTCATCTCCTCGACGCCGCCGGAGCCCATCAGGATCTCGTATCGCTTGCCGCCGCTCTTCTTCCAGAGCGCCTCGACGACCACCTTCATAGCGTCGATCAACTCCTCCTCGCTGGCCCGGTCGGTCGGGATCTCGGCCCGGTACCAGTTCTTCTTGTCCTCGCTGTCGAACACCTTGTCGTCCTCGTAGTACCGGAAGCGATACTCGATGACGTAGTTGTCACTCTCGCGCCACACGGCGCCGAGGAAGTCGCTGCCGTTCATCATATCGACGGCCCAGATGCCGACCGTCTTCTCCGATAGCTCAAGGCTCATGACGTGTACCTGATCGTGACGTAACCGCTGCCCGCCATCTGCATCGCGATGTCCTTGTCGACGTCCGTGCCGAGCATCTTGCTAGGGGTCATCAGCTCCCACGCGCCGAGCAGTTGGCCGAGCGCCATCGCCTGCATGGCGAGCCCCTGATCTCCGATGTCGGCACCGGTCTCAAGGTAGCTGTGTTCCTTGCCGTCGAGCCAGTGCGGGAACTCCGACCGAACGAGGTCGAGGAACGTGTCCTTGTTCGCGCCCTGCTGGCTGACGTCGAAGAACTCGACGCTGACCGTGTGACCGTCCGGCTTGCTCGGCTCATCCGGCGCGTCGAAGCACCGGCCGCAGCCGCATGATCCACGTCGCGTAGTCTTACCAACGTATTCTGCTAAGTTCATAATTTTCTCCAGTTGTTTTGCACCGCGAACTCAGTTCCCGGCGCATTCGGGTGTTCCGGCGAGGCCGCAGTATCCGGTCGGGCCGGGTTCAGCCCGGTACGAGTCCGGGCCTTCGGTTAGCTTGTCGGTCCAGCGCCACGCCATGCAGCTCGATCCGCGACAGCAGGTCTTTCGCTCTCCCTTCCCAAGCATCAGCGGGCAGCCTAGCTTGCGGGCCTGTTGCTCGGTTACCTTCATGGCTTCCGCTCCTCTGTTTCACGTGGAACTGCGACGACCCGCAGGCCGCCGTCGGTAGTCCAGCGCAGCTTGAGCCAGCAGTGGTACTTGTTGGCCTCCTTCGCCGCCTGCTCGACAGTCATGGTCGGATGGATAAAGTACGCTTCGTGCGACAGGCTCATGGCAGACCCCTCGGGCAGCCGAGGATCGTGTGCGTGACTCGCTTCAGGTAGCGGTCGAAGTCGGGCTCGTAGTGCTCGCTGATGTGGTGCAGGCCGTAGCCGAGAATGACCTGATGGCCGCAGTCGGGACACTCCCACAGGTCGGCCAGCCAGATCTTGTAGGGCCTGTGCTTGTCGTCCGTCTCGAGTACCACGATCTCGTTCTTGCGGGGCCGCAGGTAGGTCTGACACGGCACGCAGGCGTATCCGGCTCCGATGCTCATGGCGACACCTTGATGCTGCCGCACGTGTTCCCGTTGCTGTCCATAATCCGCGCACCATTTTCGCCGAATGCTTCGTTATCCGTACACAGTTGTGCGGGGTCTGCCGGACGGGCAGAGTAGCGACCGGCCTCAATCCCGTCTGCGATAGCCGCTAGGATGTTGCGCAATTCACCGCCGTGCCAGTCGTCAAATGCTGCGTTATCGGTATTGATTGTGATGGTGATATTCATGGCGAGCCCCCAGCGTGAAGCGTCAGGACTATGCCGCGAGGAAAGTAGCTTAGATCGAGGCTGGCATCGTCGTACTGCATGGACCACTTCTGCCCGAACGTATCGAACATCTTTGCTCGGGCCGCCTCCATCCCTCTTTCATCATCAGGCGCGATGATCTCGACGATGCTGTCCTTGTCGAGCGTCACGCCGTGGACTCGGTGCGTGTGGCTCTGGCCAAAGCTGTAGTAGTACTTGCTCATAGCTTCTCCTCCGGGCACCACTGCGCCCGTTCGATGCGTGCGTGAGTCAGCGCGTCGTAGTTCCTGATCTTCATTCGACAGCCGGGGTCGGCGGCACAGAGCTCATAGCCCTTGACCATGGCGTCCCACCTGCCGCACTTCTTTTCCGGCGAGTCGCAGCCGGTCAGCGTGCCGAGGACGAACAGGGCCGCGATCACGAGGACGACCCGCGTCACGATCCGCTGAAAGAGCCGCCACTCGGCGTCCTGATCCCGCAGCCGGTGCCAGTCGTGTTCGATTGCACGACGCCGCACGGCATCCTGAAGGACGTCGCCTGATCGCCCGTCGCCGTACCTGACGCTATTCACAGACTGTCTCGTACACGTCGATGGTCTGCGTCTTCGTGCCGACCTTGACGCGGGTACACTGGGACGAGGTGAAGCTGAGCCAGAATTTACAGTCGTGTTCCGTGTGACTAAAGTAGGTCGAGAAGCTGGGCTCCGGTTCCTTTCCGGGCCGGGTACCGGGCTCGTAGCCGAGCTTGCGGAACGCAGCGAATACTGCATTCAGGACATGCCGGTCGCCGCTGATATTCAGGTCGATGGCTCCGGTCGTCGCCTGCGTTCTGATCACCTTGTCCTCGATCTTGGCTAGGGCCGAACACACTTCGACGATAGCTCTGTGGTGCTTCTCGTAGTAGGCAAACACACGCTCGCCGTGCGTCAGCGTCTCTGTTGCTGAGTCTCTGATTAAGTCAAAGATCATGTCTCGCTCCTTCGGCGTCGCTCGACGCCAGTATGGTTTCTCCAACATTTCGGGGGATGCCGAGCTTGGCCAGCGACCACTGATAGTCGCAGCGGCGGCACTCGACGAAGAGCCACTGGCGGCGGGTGTAGCCGTCTAGCTGCCACCCTCCGCCGTGGTTGTAGTTCTGAATCTCGGTCGGCAGCGTGTAGCCGCACCACCGGCAGGTCACGCCCTCGACCATCTTCGAGTAGTCGTCTCGGGTCATCATCTTGATCGCTCCTTGTGTCGTCGCTCTCTGAGCCGCATGAGCGTGTCGCCGACGGCCACCTGATTGCGCTTGTCGTTGTACCAGCGGTTGCGACCGGACGGATGCGGCACGGCAAAGAACGTGAGCCTGTGTCCCTTCACGAGCCAGTCCGCGTCGATGGTTCGGTAGTCGAGAGCAAGGTCAGCGTCCAGTTCCACGATGTCCGCGAACGCGGCCCTGACCCGATTGCCGAACAGCACGATATTGTCGTACCCCGCTACGACGGCAACCATCAGGCACCACTGGGCCATGAGCCGATCCGTCTTGGTCGCGCCCTTGCCGGACGCGGCGGCCTTGATCGGATAGAGGTTCAGCCGGTCGAAGTCGCGCAGATAGTCTCGCATCGTGTAGTCGGTCAGGCTCGTCTGAATCATCTCGACGATCCGGCTTCCGGTAGCGTTCGCCGGAAGCGGGGCCAGCGCGTTCTTCGGATCGGTAGAGTGCGGGTTGTCAAGCCCGACCAGTAGCGTTCTCATGCTGTGTCTCCTTCGCTGTAAAGCCGTCGCAGTTGCCGAGCCATGTGGGATCGAAGTTAAAGGGCCAGTTGAACCAGCCACTTGCCAGTCCGTGCGCGTCGGCTGTTATCGCCAGCTCCTCGGCACCCGGCCCAATGGCGGGTCCGCCTCGACCGACGCTCGCCAGAATTGCCAGCAGCTCGGCCCTCTTGTTGTCGCCGCCCTTCGTCGCGGGATGCTCGCACTTGCTGTGCGTGCTGCCCGGCGCCGGCCTTCGGTACTTGCACTCGTAGCACTGGTTCACGCCTCGGCCTCCGGCTTGAAGCCCTCGGCGGCCTTCTCCTCAAGCGACCTGACCGCATCCTGCAATCGCATGGCCGGGATCAGGTGCCAGTCGCCGCCGTCGAAGCCGAAGCGCCGCTTGGCAAGGGACATGAGAACGGCATCGCCCTTCTCCTCTCCGAACAGCGCCTGCGCCTTCTCCAGCAGATAGTTCCGGGCCTCCTTGTCGATGGGAGCGCCCGCACCCTCGTCTGCCTCGTCCTGAGTGAACACCTCGCTGAGACCGGCGCAGCGTTTCACCGCGTCGATCAGCGCCGACTTCTGCGCCATCTTGATGCGGTCGTTCAGCTTGGGGTTCTGCTCGGGCTCTCTGGCTCCCATGCCCTCGCCCACCAGCCGCCCGGAGGCGTCCGTCAAAAAGCAGCGCACCACGATGTCGCCGATCTTGCCGCCCTGCGCCGCGACCTCTACGTACTTCTCCGCGTCGGGGAAGGACGGGATCAGGTCGAGGTAGCCGCAGAGCTTCTCTGCACCCGGCTGCCACAGGGCTGGCTTCTGGGTCGCCTTGATCTGCCCGTAGTCGACGCCCTGCACGAGCGCACCCCACAGCCAGTCCATGAGGGCGGTGCGGTTCTTGCGTCGTCGGGCCAGCGACTGATCGAGCAGATCCGGGTCGCTGTCCATCCACGAGCTGGTCGGTCCAGCCGTGTGCAGGCCCATCTCAAACTCGCTGATCGGTTCGGCTCCTACAGCAAGGGCCGTTCTGAATGCCTCAAGCGGGGTCTGCGTACCGTCCGGTGCCAGCACCATCGGGCCGTCGTTCAGGCTCTCGGTGACGACGTATCCCTCGGGGATGTCGTCGTAGTCGTCTTTGTCGGTCATGGTCATTCTCCTGTCTCATGTCAAAAAGAACCGCCGCCCTCGCCATCATGCGGGGGCAACGGTCGATGGTAACGAGGGCCATCTCTAGCCACTCGGCGTCAGTCATCGCCCTTCACCTCTGCGATGATCTCGTCGTTGATCTTTTTGCACAGCTCGATGCCGAACTGAGCGCCGTCGAAAAAGGCGGTCCGCACCGCCTGATGGATCGACTTCGCGCTCAGGTCGCCCTGACGGTGCAGCCAGTTCTTAAATGCCGCCTCGGCGGCCTCCATGTCGGCCCTGTGGTTCATCTCTCTCTCCTCGTCGATGTCGCGCTGTCGCTGAAGTTCGTACGGGTCGTCCTCGGGCCACTCCCGGTCGTCGATGATTCGCGCGTCGTCGTCTGCGAACGGCAGCACGGTGCGGTTCTCACCCTCCCGGTGCCCCATCAGTAGGCCGCCTTGCCCGACTGCCAGTTGAGATACGCTTCGGCCATCATCGTGTCGACGCTTTTGAGAACTGGCGGTCCGTTGGCACAAATCTGGTGAGAGCGCACGATCTCCGCGCCGTCCTCGCCGTCGGCCTCGACCGTCATAGAGATTTCGCCAGTGGTCAGCGTCTCGATCTCGAAGCGGTGTCCCGCGTCCCTGAGCTGACGGGCCAGTAGCTCGACTGCTCGCGGTCGCCTGATCCACATCTCTCGCGTGTGACCGTCGGGTAACAAAAACTGCGTGAACAAAATGCTCATGTCATCTCCTCGGTGTGATTCCACCGGAGCGCCCTCTGACGACGCTCGCATGGATCACCTCCTCTAGCTGTGGGTGTGGCCATCTTTTTCGATGCCTAGCCACATACCGCACCACGGCACCATCGCCGCGCCAAAGCCACCTATTTCCGGTTTCACTAAGCGCCTGAACTGGCGATAAGTTAGCCGGTTTCGCGTGAACTGCTCGTACACTGGCTGCCGATCAAATACGGCCTTCAGTGCTTCGCGTTGCTTGCGTGTTAACAGCATGGCGTTTCTTCTACGCGGCCAGCGCGATACGTTCCCAGTCCTTGGTGGGTAGCTCGATGATGTTGCCGCCCAGTTGCTCAAGCTCGACCTGCCGGTCGTAGCTGACGTCGCGCGCCTGCGCGAACCGGGTTACGGCGTACTGCATCCCGAACTGCGACAGGTCGCCGCCCTTGATCAGCTCAGCGAGGATGCCCTCCTCCTCAGTCTCGGAGAGGTTGGCCAGCTCCTTGATGGCAACGCTCGGCTTGACGATCTCGGTGCCGAGCATCTTGGCCTCGCACTCCGCGACCATCTGCTCGAACAGATCGCCGTCCAGAGAGGCGTCGACCAGATCGGCCACCTGTAGCCAGAATGCCTTGTCGCTGGCTCGCTTGGTGGCGTCGGTGAAGATCTCCCACATCGACTCCTGATCGTTGCCCTGCTTGCGCCCGACGTGGTACTTCTTCATGGCGTTCTTGCTGAACAGCGCCAAGTTGCTGCACCACTCCTCATCGACACCGGGCTGAACCGCCATCGATCCCGCGCCGACCTCGCTGTTGCTGAGGCACAGTCCGGGTCGCAGCTTGTGGATCACGTTGTGACCGCCGTCGCCCATGTGCGTACCGGGCTTCTTGATCTCGCGCTCGACGCCGGGGCGAAAAGCCTTGATGTACAAGCGGCTCTCCGTGATCTCACAAGACTTGACCTCGCAGCCGGTCTCGATCAGCTTCGGCAGCACCGCGTTGGCGAAGTCAAAGTTATCGAGGGGACGGAACCGCTCGGACAGGAAGGCGCGCACGTTGTCGTCGAGAACACGAACCATTCGCGTCTCGGGCTCGCGCTCAAACAGCGTGTTGACATTCCACGCCAGAAGGTCGGGATGCTTCTCTGCCAGCCGGTCAACGTACTTCGCCGGTATCTCGAGACGCGCCCCGATCTGACGGACGGCGTGCTTGTTGATCGGGAACTGATCCTGCTGCCCGATGTGCAGCGACAGGTTCGTCGGGCTCGCCTCGTTCGGCTCTACCCTCAGTTCCTTCGTGTCGGCCATGAAGTCTCGCTTGGCGTTTTTCTGACGCTCAAGCTCGACGGCCAGTTCCTGCAATGACATTCCCTTAGACATGGTCTTCTCCTCTTGGTTACGGGATGATTCCCTCAGAGCGCGCTCTGGCCGCGCTCGCAGAGATCACGATGTATCGTCGTCGTCCTCGGCGTCGATCACCGTCAAGTGTTCCTCAAGATCACGGCACCATCCGATACAGGTCTCAATGTTGCGCTGGTACTCCTGCGTCAGCCGCGGCTTCAGTGTGATCAGCTCGGTCTTAATGCCGGCCAATTTTTCCATCGGTGTTCTTTCAGTCATGATGTTCTCCTCGTTGCATGGGATGATTCCCTCAGAGCGCCCTGTCACGACGCTCGCAGGGATCACGCCAGCTCGGTGTTTCGCTCCCAGCTATCGCTGGTCTTAATCGCGTCCAGCGTGAACCTGTATCGCTTGCCGCTGGGTAGCTCGGCGATGATCGGATACTTCGGTGCATTCGGGTTCAGGCCGACAATCTTGTACGTGGCGTTGCCGCGCCGGAACGTGCTGCCGTAGTCGCGCAGGGTGAGCCCGTACATGTGGCAGTACGCGTCGAACTCGTGCCGCGCCTTGTCGAAGCCAGCCAGCGCAACCTCGACCCTGATGGTCACGCTGTGGTCGTCGTAGCTGGCGTGGCCGGCCTTTGCGGTCAGCCCAAGTTTCGCTACGGCCTCGGCCAGCTCCTTATTGATCCGATCCCGAATCAGCCCGCAGGCCGCCTTGTCAATCTTGGTGATTTTGGTGTGCATCAGTTTCTCCTTGGTGTGATTCCATCAGGCCACCCTCTGACGATGGCCGCATGGGTCGCTCCTATCTGATTGCCGCCTCGTTGAAGTCAACGTGTACGACGGCGTCGCAGCGGACGCACAAGTACAGCGTCTCGCCGGGATACCCGGACAGAGCGCGCTGGTCGGTGCAGCCGCAGTTCTGGCATCGGTTGCGAAGGCGCTCGTATGCTCGCCGTGCCGCCTTTGCCGTGATGCCGCAAACATGCTCGAACAGTGCGACGCATCGATCGTGATCGCCCTCGTTTGCACAGGCCCCGTTGACGCGTAGCCAGCAGCCCAGCCCCTCGTGAAGCGTGACCGTGCCGCAACGCTCGCTCGTAACCGTTAGCTCCTCGTACCCGTAGGGATCGTGCCGCGGTCCCTCTGTTCCGGTTCTGATGTCAACGCTGCTCATGAGTCACCTCCGCTCGCGTAGTCCGGGTCGTTGAAAAAAGGCTCGTCCGGATAGTGTTCGCAAGTATTGTCGTCGCTGTTGCGGCGACGCTCGCACGGTGAGCTGTTGTCGGCGCAGCGCCGCGCAGCGGCTGGCCCGTCTATCAAAGGCTCGTCGTCGCCGGGCTGAGGGTCGTGTCGGACGCCCGCGCTCTCGGGCACATTCAGCAGGGTGATTACGTCGCCAAACTCGCGAGCGAAAACCGCGATCAGGTCGTTGTAGTCGCCCGCCATCATCTCCTCGACGATGGCCTTCGCGTCCTTGTCCAACTGCTTCGCGTATTCCCGCACCTTGCCCAGCAGGATAAAGGCGTTCCCGTCTGGGCCACTCAGATCAATCGTCAGTCCGTATTGGCTGTCTCGGTACATCTCATTTACTCCTCTGTGTGAATCCATCAGGGCGCTCTCTGACAGCGCCCGCATGGGTCACTCCGATGCGTTGCCGAGAACTACCGTCGCCTCAACATCCCGCGCGGCGTCGTGAGCTGCATCGCGAGAGCCGTACGTGTCGTAGGCAAACGAGGAACAGTGAAGGCCCTCACGCCAGATACGAAGCATCCACTGTCCGCGCACCGGCCAGTGAAACTCCCGAATCTCCATCTGTACTACTGATGCCGTTATTGCTGTCATGATTTCTCCTTACCGCTTCTCGGCGGTGTAGCTAAAGTTGGCAGTTCGGTACGGGTTGTCCATTGTCGTCTTGGTAAGCTGGCGCGCTCGCGCCTCTGCGGCCTTGCGCGTCGCAAACTCCACGACGTACCCGTAGTTCTTGAGAAGGTGCGTCCTGCGTCCTGTCACGCCGCCAGATACTTCACAACGAATTACGTAGGGCGCATCGTCGTCTCTTACTACTGCGCTCGGGCAGCGGACGGTGTCGTAAAAGTTTGCCATGGTGTCTCTCCTGTTCGTCAAAAAAAAACAAGCCAAAAAAAACTACCGTCCAGAAATCGTCAGGTAGTTCTTCTCGTCCACAATTTTCGAGTTGTACACAAACCGTCGGCCGCCAAGCTCGTTGAGCCCGTCGATGACCTTCATCATCTTCAGCGTCGACGAAAAACGGACCACGATTTTTTGGCCGTCCACAATCTCCATCAGCTCGCCGCCGAATGGCTCGATGTAACGCCTAAAAGCCTGCTCGTCTTGGGGGGTGATTGCCATGATGACACTCCGTCGTTGTCTGCCCGAATGGACATTATATACCACCCACACTGAAGCGGCCAAAAAACAACGAAATAAACAGCTCGTAACGCATTGATTCAGCACACAAAGAACAAAAAAATCAGGGAAAATAAAACAGGGCCGCGCCCACGGCTCAAACTGGTGTTTTCAAGGGGCCCAAAGGGGTATATATTTGGCGAGTCGGGTGCCGGTCACCAAGCCACAACATCCAGTCCTTGAGAAACTGTAACGTGTCGGCGCCCGACCTCGCCTACCGGACGGGAATCCACTTGCGGTGGTCGAGTACGCGCTACAAGGGGAACCCGGCGCAGCGCAGCGGCAGGCAACGGAGAAGCCGCAAGATCGGGCAGCGAAAGTTGACAGTAGCTCCGAGCATAAATGAACTCAGCGATCATGAGTGCGCGTCGAACAGCCCATCGTTTTGGGAAGTTCGGCGCATTTGAATCTAGCGATCATGGAGCAAAACGACAATGAGTGAACCCAAGGAACCGTGGCCAGAGACACCAACTGAAGCCTGTCCTGAGTGCGGCGGCATGGCTCCGATCTGCAACACGACCGGGGCTGGAAAGAAAATTATCGAGCACTACTACTGCGCCGACTGCAATGTCGAGTTCGAGTCAACATGATCCTCGGCGCGGGCCCGTACCCGAAAGACGTCAAGCAATGCAAGGGATGCGACGCCGACATCGTGTTCATGAAGACGAAGCGCGGCAAGTACATCCCGGTCAACGTCGTGCCGACCGACTCCAAGAAGCGGGGCCCGAATGCGGGCGAGACCAAGTTCAGCTACGACGAGCACGAGTCGCACTTCGCGACCTGCCCGGACGCGCCGGTATTTCGACGCTGGGCCGATGATGGATGACATCGACGTCAAGGCACTGGCGGACTCGCTGCGCGGTAGCTTTCCGCTGGAAATTACAGAGGCGCTCGCGGAGCTGCACGAGTCATGTCTCAGCATCACGCAGGACGATGAGCAGGCATACATGGCAGAGATGGCATTCGTCGGCTTCGGGTATCTCAGCATGTTGAACATCGAGGCGGCCGGCAAGCTGCTCGGTACGATCAGGCAGATATATACAGACGCACTGGAGAAGCAGCATTGACGACTGAAACCGGGCTGATCAAGTACGACGCGATGATTCACGCGATCGCCGTCTGCTACGACATCGACGAGATCAAGGACATCAGAGACAGGGCGCTCGCGTTTGAGAAGTACGCGCAGGTCGCAATGAACACGGACGCAGAGCATCAGTGCGCTGACATTCGCGTGCGAGCCGAGCGGAAGGCCGGTGCGCTGCTGGCTGATATGGAGAAAGCGAAAGGGGCACGAGAGCCGGGCACAAATAGAGGCACCACGCGGTCACGCAATGATACCGCGTCAACTCTCGATGCCCTCGGCATCAGCAAGGGTCAATCGAGCAGGTGGCAGAGGCTGGCCGCAATATCTGACGACCAGTTCGAGAGCGCGATCAGTGGTTCCGACAAGCCATCGACAACCGGCGTACTGCGCAAGTCTGGCGACAGTGAGACCGCGATGGATTCAGATGCGCTGTGGTTGTGGGGCAGGCTCCGAGACTTCGAGCGGCGCGACATATTTTCCCGAGACGTGGCCGAACTTATTGAACTGATGACTGACACCATGGCGGCAGACGCCCGACGCCTTGCGCCAGCAGTACGTGATTTTCTACGGGCGATAAACGGAGATTCAAATGGCAAATAAAAGACATTCGCTGACCGAGCTTATTTACGCGGCCTGCCGAGAGGCAGTATTAGGACACGGGGGAGATATAGGCATCGGGCCTGCTGCCGTAGCCAGTGAGGCAATGAAGACACTGGATAAGAAGGCGGCCGCGCCAGTCGTAGTCGCTTGGGGCTGTAACCTTCAGTGCCGACATGCCGCTCGCGATATTTTGCGGCACAAGTTCGACCCGACGGACGAGGAGGACACGGACGATACAGTAGAGCAGCACCCACTTTTCCCAGACCTGCAGACTCGCTATCCGACTAAGCGCGGCGGCGGCAGGGACTCGGAATACATCCTTCTTGAGCACCTGACCGACGCAGAGATCGACTACAACGCGACGAGAATGGAGCGATCAGCAAATAAACTTCTGCACCACAGGGACTCGCTGATCGCGTACAAGGAGAGCAGACGCGAAGAGTCCAGTGGGTAGCGGCAGCTACTACAATACGACCGGGGCGACCGGGGCGCTGCGTGACCGACGCGAGCATCAGGCGAAGTCTCAGGAGGAGTTGATCTACGAGTACTTCGCGAGCCGCCCGGGGATGCAGTACACGCCGTCGCAGGTGCGGCAATACCTGAACCTGACGGGCGCGCCGATCACCAGCATCAGGCGGGCGATCACCAACCTGACCAACGCCAGCCTGCTGACCAAGACCGACATACAGATCAGCGGTCCGTACGGCCACCCGGAGTACTGCTGGACGCTGCGGGTCAGGGCCGAGCCCGAGCAGGGGAGGCTGATATGAGAACGAACAACTGGCCGATGCGCGAGATCGTCGCCCGTCGCTACTACAGGCCGAAGGGCTTTCCGAGATACACCGGCTGCGTCGAGCTGACGCTATCCTGCGGTCACACCGAGTTCCGCAAGCGCAGCCGAGATCCGGACAGGACGGCCCGATGCTGGAACTGCCACCTTGACAGCCTGATGCCAGAGCCGAAAGATGACCACGCAGGGCCGGATCAAGGGTGTGAATGTCGTATCTCCAAAACGACGGTTTGCAAACGTCACGCTCCCGGCCCTGCCCCTGATCAGCCCGAACGGGAGCAGAAATGAATTGGGTTCCATACAATGAACATGATGAATTGAAGCGAGCTGTGCGAGATTTGACGTTGCTTGTAACCGCTTTGTCGGATATTCGCACCTATGCTAAGGAACGATACAGAGAGGGAGATATTGGGTATCAATTTTTCATAGTTGCGGATACAGCGCTGTCCACGTTACATGGACAAGACGATATTGTGGACGATGACTCAGTTGGTGAGCGTTATCGCAACAAAGACGCCGATTTTGTCTTGGAGCCGACTGATAGAGACGGGCCTTGGAATGAATAAGTGGATTTACGATCCCGTCCAGACAAGGCGGGCTCCTGATGATTGAAATACGGCTAAATGATGACGAATTTAAGACACTTGATGAAATTGTCGGTGAAGGTAAGTTTCATTTTGAACAAATGGACGACGACGAATGGTTTCTGCAACTTGGCGGGTGCCGGATGTTTCTGACCGTGCAGACATATATAGATGGCGCTCTCTTGATAGCCACGCCCATAGAGTCGAATGATTGGCCGAGCGAAAAGGAGCGGGTATTAGAGGAACGGGATTAAATGGCACTCATATTCAAATCGAGGGCATTGAAAATGGCAGAATCACGAGCGCAATATTGGAAAAGGCTATATACGGCACAGTCTTGTGAAGGCGAACGCCTGCGAGCCGCGATCTGCGAGCTTTGGACAATAGCTGATACCAGCGAACTTGAGCCGGAAATGGCTTTATTTGTTGGCGGCGTCGTTGCAGACGAAATGGAGCCCGCCTCGGAAGGACTGCCGCCAGATACGTGCCCTGAATGTCATGGAACTGGCAAAACCGTTATCCGAAAAGAGATAGGCGTCGAAAATTGCCCGGAGTGTGGTCGTGTCTAACCAAGGCGCGAGAAAAGACAAGTGTGCCGAGTGCGGAACTACGCTGAAGGGTCGCCCGAAGACCGGCGGCGGTTGGTATTGGTTCTGCCCCAACTGTAAATGGAGGCCACCAGCTGACTGACTATCCCGAACGCTTCGAGGACCAGCAGGCTGAGCTGATACCCGAGCCGCCGTGGCTGAGGCTGCCAGAGTGGTGCAGCTGGTTCCTGCCGCTGGTTTTCCTTGCCTGCTTCGGCGTCGGTGCCGTGGTCATAACCAAGTGGGTGATCGAGGCGCTGCTGTGGATCGTCCAGTATGGCTGACATGACGATCAACGAGATTATGTGCGAGCTGAGACGGCGGTACGACGACCAGTACGACGTCCGGCTCGTGCCGAGTGTCCTGATCGGCGGCGGCCACATCTGCCGCGCCACCATAGCAAGGATTCCGACGATGCCAGAGACCAGTGCCACGCACCCGTCGAGCTACCGGCTCGCGCTGAACGAGGCGTACCGGCTGCTGCTGGAGCGCGAAAGTGGCTGAGGACAAATTTACGTGCGCTGCGTGCGGCGGTACATTCGACAAGGAATGGTCCGACGACGACGCGATGCGCGAGGCAAATGACAATGGGTTTCTAGACAAACCAGAGCCGTTGGTTCTGATCTGCGACGACTGCTACAACGAAGCGATGGACCTGTATGGCTGAAGCGTACCCGCCGAAGTTCGAGGAGTTCTGGAAGGCGTACCCGCGCAAAGTAGCCAAGCCGCTCGCGTTCAGGGCGTGGACCAAGAACGGCGTCGAGGACGACATGTACATGGCGCAGGCCGCCATCGACGACGTAAAGAAGCGGACGCGGCTGCGCTGGTGGTCGAAGGACAAGAGCAAGGTTCCGCACCCGTCGAGCTGGATCAACGCGATGCGCTGGTACGACGAGGGGTGGGAGGACGAGATCGAGAAGGACGAGCGCAGGCCCGACACCGGGCGCTACGTGCCTCCGTCGCAGGAGCCAGAGCCAGAGGTGCCGTGGGAGGAGTCTCTGATCGGACGGGTATTCCGCGTGTACGTACTTACCGCAGGCGGCCTACCGAGCACCAAGCTGGCGCTCAAGATCAAGGCCGAGCTGATGCGGGACTACGTGCCCGGATACCGGGTGTCGATAGCTGCGGAGGAGATCACGCCGAACGAGGTGTGCGCCGAGCTGGCCGAGCTGTTCGTGAAGCGGCTCGACGCGGCCTACGGACTGTCGCTCGGCGATCGGGTACTGGCCGCAGCGCGGAGGAAGGCAGCATGAGCGTGAAGTGCAGGCTCTGCAAGGGCAGCGGGGAGAATCGTAGCGGCGTCACGATGCAGGTGAACAACGACCTCTGCCCGCGCTGCGGTGGATACGGCACGGTGCCAGAGGGCACCTCGAACCCGAGCAAGATCAACGACAGCGACCGCGGATACATTCGCTGCAACGGAGGCGAGCCATGAGACCCAAGCTGAAAGACCACCTTCGGAGTCGGTACGCCAACGTCAAGAAGCCGGTCGTGGACGGTCACCGGTTCGACTCGCAGCACGAGGCCAACCGATACGGAGAGCTGAAGCTCATGCTGGCGTACGGTCAGATCGAGAGCCTCAAGCTGCACCCGCGATACCCGATCAAGATAGGCGGCATCACCGTGCTGATGCGATCCAAGGGATACCCGAACGGGCGCAAGCTTACCTATGTAGCAGACTTCAGCTACGTTGATCTGGTCCTCGAGGAGGTCGTCATCGAAGACGTCAAGATGCAGTCGGGCCACCGGACAGAAGTCTATAAGATCAAGCGGGCGCTCATGGAGGCAATGGGCTATCGCATCACAGAGGTGTAACGAGGAGAGAAAAATGTTTGTAATCAAGAGCGCAGCCGAGATCAAGAACGTCAACCTGAGGATGGAGGCCCACGGTGACGATCTGGTCAGGGCCGTGGACGTTAAGCTGATCGTAGCGGACGTGGAGGCCAAGCGGCTCGACTCCGCGATAGCCGACATCGAGGAGTACTGGCACGGAGACGCGCTGATTCTGCAGGAGACCTACCCGGTAAAGGTGCAGCACACCATCGAGAACGTGGCGGCGACGATGACCGTCGGTAAGAAAACAATAACGATGACCGGCGCTGACATTCGCAAGGTAAGCATCACGCCGAGACACGGCGGCAGGTGTCAGGTCGAGCTTTCGATCCGCTGCATTGAGATCGGCAACGAGATCGTCGAGCTGCACAAGTGGCTCAAGGGCACGGTCGAGCTTGAGGTCGTCGAGCGCCAGCTCACGCTGCCCGAGTTGGAGCAGGGAGAGGAAAAGGCTAGTGGCTAAGATTGCCACCCCGCAGGAGGTCAGCTTCGGGCGCGAGCTGCACGGCAATAGCTGGTTCGTGATAATGCACATCCACGGCGGCGGTACACTGAGCTTTCCAATCGACAAGGCGCACGAAATATGTCGGCAGATCATGAAGCAGGTCGGCGAGATCGACAAGCTAACCAAGGGAAACGGCGGCGGATTGCCGCAGGTCCACAGGCCAAGATAAAGCGGTTCCGCAGCCGAGAGCTACTCGACGCCGCGAGGGGTCAGCTCTGCGTCCTGTGCGAGCGCGAGATGAAGCGCGACACCGTCGTGCCCGCGCACCTGCCCGGATCATTCTACGGGATGCCCGCTGGCACCGGGCAGAAAACCCACGACTGGCTGGTCGCCCACCTCTGCGACGTGTGCCACCACGCGATCGACAACGAGTGCCGCAAGGACGCGACGATCAGGATGAAGGCGCTGTGTCTGACGCTCGAGCGCCTGTTCGATCAGGGCATACTCAAGGTCGCGCCCCGGTGTTAGACTTGCCGCAGTCACGCAGCGGAGAAGATCATGTGGAAGTGGATCAAGCGCCAGTCTGTCTCGGCTTGGCGGCACGGTAAGGCGTGGGCAATCTCGGTACTGATCGCGCTCGGCATCATCAGCGGCGGGCTCTACGCTGAGACTGTAGGGTTCAGCTACATTCGCGCCACGGAACGCGTTGACGGCTCGCCACTGGCACTAGCGGACATCGCGGAGACGCGGCTCTACTGTGACGGCGTACTGGTCTCGACCGAGGCCGGAGCCGACCAGAACATCACCGGCAACCTAACCATCGGCAGCCACACCTGCCACGCGACGCACGTAGACACCGCGGGACAGGAGTCGCGTGCCTCGAACGTAGTGCTGCGAGTGGTCAATCCCGCGAGGCCGAACCCGCCAATACTGGATGACCCACCGGGGCCGCCGTAGTGGCGCAGCTCATAAAGTTCGCGGTCAAGGATCTGAACGCGGCGCTGCTCAAGCAGCAGCACGACGCGCTCGGCCTTCCACCGGGCGGGCTGCTGTTCGCGGGCTTCACCGCACAGGGCAACGCACTCCATACGCCGAACGCGACCCGACAGGTGATCGCGAGGCGGACAAACCCCGCGGGCGGGGACTTCGAGGACGAGGCCGATCCGGGGGAGCTTCGCTACAACTTCGAGCCGCCGCTTGATGCCGGACAAGAGACGATACTCGACGGCCTGCTCGCGGCGCACGACGGATCGCAGTTGTCAGACCTTCAGATCGCCAAGCAGGCAGACGTCGCGGCCAAGGACATCCTGATAGACCGATTCCAGAACTGGGACAGCCTCGACGCGGCGCAGAAGGACGCTGTGCTGAAGAACCTGACCCGACTCGTCGCGAGGGTGATCGACCGAACCGCCAGCATCTAGCCATGACCATTCTGCGGGCCCAAGCGACCGCCAGCGACACGCTCGACTCTACGTCGCCGACGCTAATCAACGGCATGATCCTGACGGACCCTGCGTCCGGCGAGTACCTGCTGCACGCCACGGTTCAGTGTCAGATAGGGACCGGCGCATCTGGCAGGACGCACTTCTTGGTCTATGTCGGTGGCAGCGTCATAGACCACTCGGAGCGGATATTCGACGAGGACACCAGCGTCGATGACACGACGCTAACGGTCATGCTGACCTGCATGGTCAACCCGAATGGCTCGCAGGACGTAGAGATCCGGCACGACACGACGAGTACGACCTCGCCGCTCGTCGCGATCAACCGGGAGATGTGCCTGTTCCCTATTGTCGGCACCGACCTCGAGGCGAGCGCGACGGCTACCGACTCAACGAGTTCGTCCACGTGGTCACTGCTCGTCGGGATGTCAATCCCCGATCCCGCAAGCGGCGCGTACATACTGACGTTCAGCTGCTCCAACGAGGGGCCCGCAGGCGCGCGGGCTCAGTTCCGCGTGACGGTTGGCGGCACCCCTATCGCCCATACCGTGCGAACGAACGAACACGAGAGTTCTGCTGCCGACGATATGTGGTTCATGGGCCTCGCCTGCGAGATCAACCCGAACGGCAGCCAAGACGTTGAGATCGAGTTCCGCGAGGAGGGAAACACCAGCACGATAGTAGTCGCCGAACGTACCCTGAACATCGTCCCCACTGACGGCGCCGACATCTTCGAGGCCAGCGCAACCGCCGACGACTCCGACAGCACCACGACCGACAAGCAGATCGACGACATGCTTATCACCGACCCCGGAGTCGACACGTACCTCACGATCTTCACGTCCTCGCAGTTCTGGGGCGACATTACTGCGCCAGCGGGCTTGGCTACCTACAGCAACCGCGTCGCCGGGACGCTGGTCACGGACAGCGAGCGCGGCAACGAGAACGAGAACTCACTCGACAGCGCGGACATCTCTACTCGTGCGGGTGTACGCGTCACCACGACGGGCTCGACCGAAGACCTCACGATATTCTGGGAGGGCGCAACCACCGACCAAAGGATATGCCGCGAGCGAACCTTCGTCGCCATACGCGAGCCGTCGGCGCAGACCTTCGACGCGGTGATGCTGGCAAGCCTAGCCATGCGCGCCATCGATGCCGGAGCCAAGACGGTCGTTGAGATCGGGCAGTCGAGCATGGCAACCCGACCGAGCAACGGCGCGGCCAAGAGTGCCGTAGCTGCAGGTCAGGGAAGCATCGCCCTCAGACCATTCGGCGCGGACCAGAAGACGGTCGCGGCCGTGGGTGCGGTCAGCGTCAGCCTGCGGGCCCTGATCGACGGCGTTCGGGCCTTCAACGCGGCGGTAATCGCTCGCCTCGCTGCGCGTTCGACGACCGACGCAGACAAGGTCGCCTCGTCTGCCATTCTTGATAACATTGCAGTTCGCGCCACGACAGCCGACGCTAAGGCCGGCGCAGGCGTATCCGTCGCCAGTCTCGCCAGTCGGGCCAGTGCGGTAGCCGCCAAGACCGCAGATCAGATTGCCGCCGCTGGCCTTGCCATACGCACTTTTGTCGAGGGCGTCACTGCTCACGGTTTCGTCAGCACCTTCCGGCTTGCCCTGCGACTACTCTCGGCAGCCGATAAGGCGGCAGACGGCACGGCGGCTGTCAGCATGGCGACACGCGAGAGTACTGATGCGGCTAAGACAGCGGCATCGGCCACGAGCGCAAGCACGGCGCTGCGGGCCAGCTCTGCGGCGGCCAAGATCGCGGACGGCATATCAGCGGCGAGCCTAGCGGTACGCGGCGTAATCGAGGGCGCAGTTGGCGCGGCATTTGACGCCGTATCGTCGATTAGTCTCGCGCTTCGCTCAAGTACGGAAGGCGCCAAGATCGGGGTCGGGGTCGCCATCAGCTCGCTTGCTGCACGCGCTACTACGGCTGCACAAAAGACATTCGATGCTGCGGTAGCCGCCTCTCTGGCGCTCAGATCTACGCTGGTCGGTGCCGTCGCGTCTGTATTCAACGCGTCGATCACCGCTGGCCTCGCGCTTCGCTCTACTGCGGCGAGCGCCAAGACGGCGACGCAGATCGCGCTCGCTCGTGTCCAGCTCAGGTCGGTCAGCGCGGCGAGCAAGATCATTGACTCTGCGGCGGTGGCCTCGCTGGCTGCCCGAGCGAGTACCGCACTGAGCGTCGGGTTCAGCGCCGCGTCCAAGGTATCTCTGGCGCTGCGATCCACCACGGACACGGCATTCTCAAAGATCGGCGCGACCCGGACGGCGCTGGCCCTGCGGGCGACGGACGCGACCGGCAAGACTGCGGCGGGCTCAATTCTGGCGAGGCTCGCCATACGCCCGGAGAACGACGGCGAGAAGTCGCTGTCAGGAGTCGCGTTCAACAGGTTCGCGCTGACGACGGCGACTGCCTTTTCAGTTGGCCTCCGTGGAACTATAGTCCGTAAGGTGCCGCTGAATGGCGTGTTCGACCTGAGCGTACCGCTGGCCGGACACGTGAACCCGGTGCCGTGATGATCGCCCTACTGGAGATAAACCGCTGTGGCTGGATGGACTAAGGCAGATTACGACTTAAACTACAGATGGCGTGTAGAGCGTTACATGCCCGGTGGTGGCCCCGGTCCGAGCGAAGGCAGATCAGAGTTCAAAGTCCATTATCACAAGTGGGCTATGAAGCCTGTTCTTGCTTCTATGTGGGCGAGATTACAGCCTGTTCTTAATATCCTTTCAACTGATTACGTTTGTGTAGTTGGTGCGGGATTTGGATGGGGCGTTGAGGCTATTGTCTCAGAGACAGGAGCAACAGTTGTAGGAATTGATATATCTGATTATATCAATGCGGAAAAGACTAATACAGAGGAAACAGAACTACGCGCAGAAGTAACGGCGACTGGGTTAGATCCCGACGAGGGCCGTGGGCTTGAAATTATGAGTTTCATATATGATGCCCAACCGCGCACAAACACAATATTGTTACAAGAAGATGCTGCAACAAATGGATCACGACAAGCAATACGTTCAGCTTTAGGCAATAATTGGCCTACTGTTGTTGTGTATGAAAATATTGTTGATGACACATGGACAGACCAGGATATTATCAATGCCCGGAATGCGGGTAATGGTTTTGGTGGTTCACAGCGACTGATCTGGGTATATAAGCAAACTTTAGCTAGGAGTTATCAGGACTTATTTGATTTATTGCCATCGGGTTCGGAAGTAATTTCAACTGATGGTTTAGTGTATCTCTGATGGCGTTGCCAACGACAGTTTTGGCTGCCGCGGGTCTTGGTGGGCATCACCCGCCGTATAAGTCCAGTGGCGGCGCGTTTTATGCTGTCGTGCGAACCGATGCCGATGAGCTAGACGTTTACAAAGCCACAGACCCTACGGATTCGTGGTCAGTACAGGGCACCAATCCCGTTCATGCGGGAACCATCTTAGGTTTTTCTACCGTTCAGGATGGCGACGTTATTCATATGGTCGCGTGGAGTTCTGCGGCGTATGAATACTACACGTTCAACATGGCTACTGATGCGTGGGTTGTCGATCAGGCGATAGAAACGCCTACCAATGCACCTACCTTCCCTTGGGCATCAATAGCAGTCCGCTCAGACGGTGATGTAGTTGTTGTCTATGCTGGTGACACCGACCGGAACATGGGCGATACCAAAGAGCGTGTTGATGTAAACGTAAGAACATCTGGTTCTTGGGGTGGCCCGGTTGCATTAGATGCGGGCGGGGATGTTCATTACGGCAACCCCAACTGTGTTTTAGGCACGAATGATTTTGTTCATTGCGTTTGGCAGACTCAAATCAGTACTGCCGATGATCCACCGACGGGATGGGTTGATGGCGAAGGACGTACATTAAATTCAAGCGACACGCTAAGTACTGTATCTACACTTTCTGATGCGGATAGTGATTTGACGATGACCGGAATGGCCCACGCACTTTCCTACGATGATGCTGGGACTCAACGCATTATTGTCATGGCCGTCGCATTCAGTTTTAGTCCTAATAAAAGCCCGCGCAAACATGTCTTGGCGACTGAAGATGGCTCGGACAACATATCACTAGACAGTGTTGACATTGAGGCGCTTTCGGACAATCGGCAGGGGTATGGTAGCTCCACCCTGGAAAACGCAATTCTAAGCGGGATCGAGTTAAACGGAGATTTACATCAACTATATTCGGGCGGCGATCTTCGTGGCGAAGATCAAGACCTTTATTATACAAAAAGCACTGACGACGGCGCTACATGGGACACCCCAACAGAAGAAATAGACGGTATAACCGTCAACTACATATCAGCCAATATTTATTCGAATGCAGCTCCCACTGATACTGGTTGGGTATTTCCCGGCACGATGGTTGGCAACAGGACGATTGCGGGTTCCGATACCGATTGGTCTAATGTAGATAATTGCAAGGCTGATGATAGTAGCGAAGCGGAAACAACGAGTGCTTTAGGCGAGAATGAAAGCAGTTCTGGATTAGCGGCGTCAAATTTTAATTTTAGTATTCCAGTAGGCAGCTTTATAACTGGAATAGAAATAAGATTTGAGGATGTCAGTGCCCCCGATCACTCTGGTGGTGGTCACATTTTTACGACTATAAAGCTTATTTTAGCCGATGATTCAGATGGCAGCGTGACCGAGACATCGCCTTCAATAGTAGCAACCCCGCAAACATTTGATTTTGGTGGGCAGCTTGATTTGTGGTCTGAATTGATAGGACGCGACGATGTTGTTAACTCAAATTTTGGCTTCTTTTGTGGCTCTACTAATAACACGACATTTGTGAGCAAGACGCAGATTGATTCTATGCAAATGAAGGTTTATTACTCACCACCACCAATTGTCATGGCTTATGTCTATGACGACGGCGGCGTGCAGAAGTACAATGAGAAAGTGCTGATCGCCGGCGTCAAGATGAACCCGGGATTTTTGTTGCAGCATAAAATTGGAGCGAGGTACTACTGATATGTTTCCCTTTGGAAGAATGTACGACTGCGAGATCCCGACGTTCTCGAGGTCGCTGCTCGCCGACGAGGTGATCTGCCGCGTCAGCGCGCCGAGCGACGCGATTCTGATGGTGCTTGAGGCATGGTTCGCCATCATCGGACAGGATGATCTGAACGAGCCGAACGCCATGGAAATGGTTCGCCTATCGACCGACGGTACTGGCGGCAGCACGATCTTATTCGAGCCGCGTGAGGTCGGTGACCCTGCTACCGGCGCCACAGGCCTGGCTATAGACGCTGGCGACTGGACAGCCGAGCCGACGGTGAGCGACGTTCTCGGCGGCGGCACGCCCTTTAATTTGGCGACGGGCTGGCAATGGTCGTGGACACAGTCAGCGCCGATAGTCGTCTCGCCCTCAGGGCGCATCGGATTCAGGATCGTCGATCCGCTGTCGACGGCTATGAACTGCCACGTTGGAATGACAATTCTTGAAATAGGTGGGTAATGTTTCCGTCCGGGCCGCGATATTACCTCGGCAGTAACGCGTCAATCGTAAGGCAGATCGGCACCGACGAGGTGCTGATGAGCTTTTCTAATCCCACCAACGCCACGGTAATCCTAGTCTATGAGCTGTGGTTCTCTCCGAGAGGCACCGACTTCTTGCACGAGAACAATGCAATGGAGATCGTGCGCACCTCATCTGAGGGCAGCGGCGGCAGCAATATGACTCAGGAAGCACTCGATTTAGGCAATCCTGTCGGCGCAGGCATGATGCTCGGCATTAACGTGGACGCTGACGGATGGTCGACGCCGCCACCTGTGACGGACGTACTCGGCGGCGCTCGGCCCTTCAATCTCGCCAGTGGCTGGCGCTGGACGTGGGCCGATACGGGCACGCCGCTGATTATCTCGCCTGCCACCAGCGGGATCGGATTCAGGATGGTATGGCCGCCGTCAGTATCGCTGACCTTTGAGGTTGGCGCGATGATTGGCCTTACGGGGTCGGCATAGCTACGCGCAGAACATTGTGGGTCAAGCGGCCGGTCAGGCGCCGCCGGCTCGGCGTGGGTTTTATATTACCGACCGCCCCTGCCGCGCCGACCTTCAACGCCGCAGTAGCGGCCAAGCTGGCAACGAGGGCAAGCGACGACGCGGATAAGACCATGCCGCAGGTCGGGGCCGCCAGCATGGCCCTCAATGCAGCGAACGACTCGGCCAAGACGGTCGTGGACACGGCACTGGCTCGGCTCGCGCTCAGGCCGGTAGACGCGGTGGCCAAGACGAGCGCATCCGTATCGAGTGTCAGCATGGCGCTCAGATCTACGGTCGATGGCATCCGGGCCTTCATTGCGGCGGTGCGGGCTCGACTCGCGCTGAGATCTACTACGGCAGACGATAAGGCCGCGGACGGCATCGTTATAGGCCGGATCGCGCCGCGCAGCTCGACCGCAGCGAACAAGGTAGCCGCGGCGATTAGCTCTGTGAGCATGGCGCTGCGGGCCTCCGTAGACGCCGCCGCTGCGGCAGTATTCGACGCGATCTCAAGCGTGAGTCTGGCCATGCGCGAGACGACAGCCTCGGCCAAGGCGACGACCTCGGCGGTGATCGCCCGGCTCGCGCTCAGGGTCAGTGATGCGGCGGCCAAGACGGTCTCTCAGGTAGCGGCGGCGAGTCTCGCCGTGCGCGCCCTCGTCGATGGAATTAGCGTCCACGCCTTCGTCAATGTCGTGCGCCTCGCGCTGCGCCCATTCTTTACCTCAGACAAGACTGCCATAGGCACGGCAGCAGACAGCATGGCGCTCAGGTCAACGGACGCCGCTCAGAAGACGGTCTCTCAGGTCAGCCTCGCTCGGCTCGCGCTGTTTACTAGTACGGCGGCCGCCAAGGTAGCCGATGCAGCCGCTGCCGCCCGCCTCGCGCTGCGATCAACGCTGGACGGAGTACGCGGATTTAATGCGGTCGTAATCGCTCGGTTCGCGCTTCGCCACGCCGCAGGGGCGGCTAAGACTGCGCCGGGAACAGCCTCGATCAGCATGGCGCTGCGCGCCCTGAGCGTATTCACCACGACGCACGGATTCGTCGCGACAGTGAGACTCGCGCTCAGGCCGACCTCAGGTGCGGCCAAGACGACGACTGCCGTCTCTCAGGCGAGGGTCGCGCTGCGGACGATCACAGAGGCGATCACCGTTCACGGCTTCGTCGCTGTCGTTCGGTTCGCGCTCAGATCCGCGTCGTCCTACGACAAGGCCGCAGCCGGAATAGCGGCTGACAGCATGGCCCTGAGATCCAGCTCGGCGGCTGCCAAGACTATCGGCTCAATAGCTGCCGCCAGCGTGGCCCTGCGCGGCCTCGTCGATGCGGTAGGGCTAAAGGTCATCGAGGCCGTGTCGGTCGTGCGCCTTGGCGTTCGCGCCCTCGACGAGTCGGCCAAGACGACGGCATCTGCAGCGGTAGCAAGGGTGGCGCTGTTCACCGGCACGGCTGGGAGCAAGGTCGCCGACGCGGTAGCCGCCGCGAGCATGGCGCTGCGATCCCTGCAGGACGGGGTACGCGGATTCAACGCGGTCGTCGTCGCGCGCTTTGCCATGCGGCACGCCTCTGCTGGATCTAAGACCGTGCCGTCGGCGTCTTCGGTCAGCCTCGCCATAAGGGCGCTGGCTGCATTTACGACCGTGCACGGCTTCGTCGCCGTCATGCGGCTGGCGCTCAGGCCGACAGCGGAGGCCGCCAAGACGGTACCTGCGGTAGCTCAGGCAAGCGTCGCGCTGCGGACGATAGTCGAGGCCATTACCGTTCACGGTTTCGTCGCCGTTGCCCGCTTTGCGCTGCGCACATTCTCGGCATCTGACAAGACGGCGGCAGGAGTGGCGCTGGACAGCATGGCGCTGCGGTCGAGTGACGCCGCCGCGAAGACGAGTACGGGGACGACGTTCGCGAGGATGGTGACCAGAGCCAGTGACGCGGCGGCCAAGACGATCAGCTCGGTGTCAGCGGTCAGCGTGGCCCTGCGCTCGACGCTGGCAAGCGTAGCCGGAATTGTTTTTCAGGCCGTGTCGAGCGTGAGCGTGGCGCTGCGTGAGACTACCGGCGCGGCCAAGACGACCGCCTCCGCAGCCGCCGCAAGCCTCGCGCTCAGAGCAAGCGACGCCGCCGCCAAGACTGTGGCTCAGGTAGCAGCCGTCAGCCTCGCCGTGCGTACTTTTGCTGAGGGCGTCACCGTCCACGGCTTCGTCAGCGCCCTCCGGCTTGCCCTGCGCTCACTCTCGGCAGCCGATAAGGCGGCAGACGGCACGGCGACTGACAGCATGGCCATGCGCGAGAGCACGGACGCGGCCAAGACGGCTGCCTCTGCGGCGAGCGCGAGCATGGCACTAAGGGCGAGCTCCGCCGCGGCCAAGGTGATCGCGGCTGTATCTGCGGTCAGTCTCGCCGTGCGAGCGACGGTCGCGGCTATTCCTGCCGCCATATTCAACGCCATATCGGCCGTCAGCCTCGCGCTGCGCTCTACCACGGCAGACGCCAAGACGAGCATAGGAATCAGCGCCGCCAGCCTCGCCGTGAGGACGGCTGAGGCCGCGCAGAAGGTCGCCGCCGGAATAGCTGCCAGCTCGCTGGCCGTGCGCGCCACGACTACCGCACAGAAGACAGTCGCGGCCGTGGCAGTCGCATCACTGGCGCTGAGATCCACGGTGGCGGGTATCGTAGAGGCGGTATTCAACGCCGCCGTGAGCGCGAGTCTCGCGGTGCGGCACGCCGCGGCAAGTGCCAAGACGGTCGGGCAGGTCGCGCTCGCTCGGGTTCAGACGAGGCCCGCGCAGGCAGCGGCCAAGATCGTCGGGGCCGTGTCTGCCGTATCTGTGGCGGTCAGGGCGACGGGCGTACTGCGATTCGTGGTCAACGCCACGACCCGCGCGTCGCTGGCGCTGAGGTCGGGTACCGAGCGCACGTTCGCCAAGATCGGCACCACCCGCACGGCAATGGCGCTGAGGGCAACCGACGCCGCAGCCAAGACGACCGCAGGCGCGATACTGGCAAGGCTGGCCATACGGCCCGAGAACGACGGCGAGAAGTCGATTGCGGGGATAGCATTCAACCGATTCGCGCTGCGACCAGCAACGGACTTCTTCGTCGGCGTGGCCGGAACCATAGCGCGGGTCGTGCCGCTGGACGGCGTGTTCGACCTGACGTGCCGACTCGACGGCGTGTTCGACCCTGACGCTCCGCTCACCGGTCTGTTCGATCCGACCGTCACGCTAGATGGCGAGGCCGACCCGGTGTAGTATCCGCGCATGGGTCAGGCACCAGCAATGCAATCCTTTCCGGCCATGTCCGGCGACGAGCTGGTGTTGCCCATAACCGTGAGGGACAATGACGACGCGATCGTCAACCTGTCGGGCGCATCGGGCCGCTTCGCCATGGCCCGCAAGCCGAGGGCGACGACCATCGACATCGACTCGGAGGCGTCACCGCCCACCGCGAGCGTGATCTTCACGGATGCGGCAAACGGTCTGCTTACGGTGACGATCACGGACGAGAACACGGAGGCGCTCGAAGGGGACTACTACTACGAGTGCAAGGTGACGGATAGCACCGGCAGGGAGGCCGTGACGAATCGGGGCTGGATCAGCTTCGCAGTAAATTTAACGTAGGACAGGAGAGAGAAAGATGGCTAACGCTTTTGTTGACACCGGCCTTGAGGCCATGCTGGACGCACTGGCCGCACTGCTTGACGAGGTGAGCCTGCACACGGCATTCAGCCTCACCGGCACGAACGAGGTCACCGGCGGATCGTATGCCAGACAGGCGATCACGTGGAACGCCGCCGCATCAGCCGCGCTGAACTCGAGCAATGCACCGTCGTTCAGCGTGCCGAGTGGCAACACGATTCGGTTCGTGGGCTACTACGACACGGTACCGTCACCGGATGCCTTCATGGGCATGGTGCCCAACCAGCAGGCTGGTGACGTCGGGCCAATGCGGTACGTTGTGGATGTAGCCGGGGACACCATCGAGGCACCCGCGCACGGTCTGGTAGCAGACGACGGCGTGGTGTTCATCGGCGGCACGGCACCGGGTGGACTGTCCGAGGGGACGATCTACTACGTCGGCAACGAGACGGCAGACGACTTCGAGGTGCAGGCCACCAAGGCTGCCTCACCGTTCAGCGGCATAACGCTGACAACCCAAGGCGATCAGGACGTAAGGTTCTGGCAGATCCGCGAGGAGCTGTTCGCCTCTGACGGGACGTTCAACCTCAACGACGCCGACGTCGACTTCCTGACGTAAGTCGTGAAGAAGATCGGGCTGCTGCTAGCGCTGCTGCTGCTCGCCTATCTGATGTGGCACGGATACTGGCTGGCCCGCGGCCTGCTGGTAATGATGTGATGCCCACTAAGGCGGTCACCATATGCAGCTATCCGGGGTGCACCACGCTTGTAGCGGGCGGTCGCTGCGATCGACACCCATACCCGAAGCAACCAGACCAGAGGCCCAGCGCGGGTAAGCGCGGCTACGACATCCACTGGCAGCGTATAAGGGCGGCGTACCTCAAGGCCCACCCGAACTGTGCGTACAACCGCAAGTGCAGGCTCGGCACACCCGCTACAGAGGTGGACCACGTGCTGGCGCTGGCCGACGGCGGTACCAACGAGTGGCACAACCTGAGAGCGGCGTGCAAGCCGTGTCACTCAAGCAAGACGGCGAGACTAGACACACCACGGCGGGGAGGTAGGTTCCATGCCAAGCCCACCGCCTGACAAGACCAACCCAAGGAGAACGACATGAGCGAAAGTAAAATGGAGTTCATCGAGCGCCTGATGAATGACCCGAACGTCCGACAGCGGCTTAAGGCATCCGAGGAGCGCCGAGCCTACTGCGAGGAACAGTGGGATCTTGAGAACGAGGTGGCTGGCCCAACGCCAGAACCGGAGCCCGAGCCAGAGCCCGAACCTGAGCCAGAGCCAGAGGAACAGGCCGAGGAGGGGGACGATGACACCGACCTTGGCCTCGACATCACTGGTCACGTGGAGCAGGAAGAGTAGAGGGGGGGGGCCGCAATATACTTGACGGCCTCTGCTGTAGAC